CCGAGGGTACTCTCATCAACTTATGGATGTGCTGCTTCCAGAACTTACCCAGAAAGGTAGGTTCATTCAAGCGGCATCTATCTTATCGAAAGGTTCGGGAAGTTACTACGTTCAGCACATCAACAATAGACTTCGTGCCAAGGGTGAGGAGCCGTTGAGTGAGGAGGATGCAGCAATGGTACGCAGGCTACACGCTGCGATGAAGAATGCTGAAGAGGGTCTTCCAAAGATTGAGGCTGAAGCGGCATTGCTACGCTTTGTGAGCGAGACCTTGCCGGTATCATTGTACGAGATTCTTGAGAATCAATACTACAGTAACCTGCTTTCAGGTTATGGTACCAACCTCAAGAACATCTACGGCTCGTTCCAACAAATGATATTTGAAGGTAGTACTGAGGCTTTAGCAGGACGAAGTGTGAGAGACTTTGGTGCATACTATTGGGGTATGCTAAAGGGTATGCTCCCTGCCTTTGATATCTTCCGATACATTATGTCTACGGGTGTTCAGTACGGATTTAACACTAACGTTCCGGGATTATCTACAGGTAAGTTTGATGATACGAAACTCACCGAAGGGTTGCCTATCTACGAATATATGAAGGGCGGTCTTGCTCAGATTACTCAGAAGGATGGTCGTGGAATTTTTGAGGGCAGCAACAAGATATCAACTGCCATCGGTCGTGTGATGCTTACGATATTCAACCCGAGTATTATGAAATACTTCGGACGTACCTTGATTGGTACTGACGTGGCGTTCTCTACGATGGGTCAGTCGGCGCAACTTGAACTTATGAAGTCTCGCCTGAAGCGTGAGCACAAGTTTGCTACGGATGAGCAACTCACTGACAAGGCTCGTGAGTTAGTGTTTGGCACTGACCCTGAACGTGAGGCGAGATACAAAGGATATGCCGACAAGGCTGTAGCGGAAGGGTACAAGAAGGGTACTCCTGCACATCGCATCAGAGTATTCGAACTTGCTCGTGCCGCTGAGGTGACTGAGAAGATGGGTGAGCGTGCCTACCGAAAAGGTCAGGAGTATACTTACAACTACGAGCCTGAAGGATTTATGGGTCAACTCTACAGTTTGTTTGTCGGTACGATAAAGCAAACAAAGGACAAGCCAATGGGTCCTGTAATTCAGGGTACTAAAGCATTGTTCATTCCGTTTGCTCGTATCCTTGTGAACGTTGCTAACCGAGGATATGCTTACAGCCCACTTGGTTTCTTCAAGCAGAGCGCAGGAATAACAACAAAACTTTTAGGCAAGAATGCTCGTAAGTTAGGACGTGGTGGCACTTGGACTGAAGTGAATGATTACGAGAAAGCATTGGCTCGTTCGCGTGCTACGATTGGTACGATGATTACAATGTTCTTGTATGGTATGACAATGGGAGGTGATGATGATGACGAGCAACTACCTTGGATGAGCATCACGGGTGCAGGTCCATCGGACTACGCCAAGAGATATCAGTTGTCGTCCAACAATGTGTACAAGCCGTTCACTATTACAATCAACCGCTCATTCTCTCCTGATAATTTTGGCGAGGTGTTGCCGGTGAGCAAGCGTAAGCGCATTGACTATCGTGATAGTATGGTGTTTATGACCTTGGCCGCAGTGGGAACCATCCGTGACCACGAACGTTTCGGTGATAACTCTGACGCTCAGGCTAACAGAGCATTGTCTACTGCTGCTACGTATGTCACCTCAATGTTGGCGTCAATGAATGAGACCACACTTGTGAAGGGATTGAGTGACTTGTTCAAGGAGATTCAGCCGAGTGGATTCCAATCTTCTCAGGCACAGGTAGACACCAAGTTGAAGAAGACTACGGATAAGTTATATCAGTTCTTTGAGAATATTGGTAGCGGATTGCTTACGCCTAACATTGTGCGTCAGGTTACCCGTACCGGTAGAGGAATGTCGGGCCGTGCCATTCAACAGAAGATTGGCTCGTCAGAAAATCCTGAAGGATACTTCAAAGACTTGATGCGTGATATGCATATGGTTGACCCTGACTTCCCTATTATGGACCAATTCGGTCGTCCTGTAGTTCCGAGTTACGACAACTACTTGCCGGTACTTGTTCAGCCTGCGAAGACTGAGGAAGGTGTACACAAGTTCTTCAGAGAGTACTTCCTTGACAACAACATCTTTGTTCCGAAGCATCAGTTCCCAAATATGGTGAATGAACTTGGTGAGCAGATTGAGATGACGCCACAGGAGGAGATGACTTACTTCGCACTACGCGGCGCACTTATCTACGATGGCCTTGAGCAATTGATGTACGACTTTGAATCAGGTGCTGATGACGAGGTGTTGAACGCTGATATGAGTGAGTTTGATGAGAAGTATCCTGACGCTACGGAAGAGGTTCGTAGAAAGGCGGAGCAGAAAGATGTCAAGAAAAACTTGCGTGCTGAGATGAGTAAGATTGTTACCAACGCCAATGACTTGACTGAAGGTTACATCCGTCACATCAAGTTTGATGATGCTTGGCCTACGGATAGCAATGGAGATGCACTTGTTCTTCCTGAGTACATTGAGAACGACGCTCCATATAGAGATGAATTATTTAAAAAGCGATAATTATGAAAAAGGTAATCGGTTGGATTAACGGCGTGCTCTCAGACGAGAGTGGCAACCCATCAAGCAAACGCATTATGGGTATCCTATGTGCAATCACATTGTGTATTACGATGTATCAGAATGCATTCAGTGAGGAGCACGTAGCACCATCACCTACGCTTGTCAATGCAGTGGCTGCATTAGCATTCGGGTGTTTGGGATTGGCATCGGTAGATAAATTCTCTAAAAAGAAAGAGGATGACAGCGCCGAATAACACTGCATTAGGATGGGCCATAGCCGGAGGCTTGGCCATCATCCTTTTGATTCAAGCCTTAGGTGTTGAGCACACTGAGCACTTGAACGACATCAAAAGATTGGAGCAGAAGATTGCAGATTACGAAGATTATATTGTCTTACTTGGGAATGCGTATGACAGTCTGCTTGTAGAAGAAATAGAATTAATTCAAAGACACGATGAAGAAATACTTAGCATTGATACTCTTTCTATCGATTCCTTACGCGGCTATTTCGCAAGTCGCTATGGATTCGTTAACGTGCTTCACACCGACACAACTCAAGTCGATAGTACAGGACATTGAGCGTGGTGAACATTGCTATGAAAGACTAAGCCTCAAGGAAGACTTGATAGTCAACCTCGAGGCTCAGATACTTGTGAGAGATAGCGTGATTACTTATGAAAGGGATATCAAATCCCTAACTCAGAGTGCTCATCGAAAGCAGTTGAAAAAGAGAACGCTTGGCTCTCTTCTTTCGGGCTTTGGCTCGGGAGTTTTGACTCTTCTTCTTCTATTATAAGGGATATCCCTAAGAATAGATAGTTGAGCATATCCGCGAAGCGTGAACCCATTGACTCGCTAACGGAGTCAGTGCCTTTGATAAACGTATTAACCGAATCCACGTGCTTGTTAAAGTACACGGCCCAAACCTGAAGAGGCGTTAGCCCCAACCGGTTTGCGATTCGCTTGAAATTGTTTAGAACATCTTCCGATTGCCCGGTATACTCCTCACGCTTTGGTGCGGCTACCTCATCGGCATACTCCAACAATTCTTTCTTAACATCTAAGAACTCTTTCAGGGTCATTAGAATGGCAGGTCGTTAGAGCCATCCACATTTTGGAACTGCGGAGTGGCTGCTTGGTTCGTGGTAGGTTGGGAATCTGATGCATCAACACGCCATACTTGTGGTGAACCCATTCGTACTTTGTCGTTGTACACAAATGACTTCAGGTTGAAGTAGAATTGTGCTTGCTTGCCCTGAGAAATCTTACTTACTAACTCAGTCTTGTCATTGAAGAACTCGAATGGAATATCCTGAGGATACTTGTCTCCAACTGATAGTAAAACTTCTTGTTTGGTGATGGTCTTTCCATCACGAGTTTGAATTGATTGTAACTGACCGATACTCTTCACGGTTCCTGTTACGGATAGTTGTTCGCTCATCGCTTTAACACTTTAAAATTAATCGTTTTGCTTGATTTGTTTGTAGTACTCGGGTGCTATCTCTCGTATCTCCCGATTCAACACGCTCAAGCGAGCGTTCAATTCTTTCTTAGTCTTGAGGTCATACATACTGCCCGTTTTAAAACAGGCAACAAGCAGGGCCATCTCCTCCAATCGAGAATCAGTTTCTTTCCTTACACGTGCGCACATTGCTCCACGTGATGTTGCTTTACACACTTTCATATCACCTTGTTTGCTTTTAACATTTGAAGCAGTTCAAAGAAGTCGTCAAGATTCATCATCACGTATTGGTCGTTGTCCTTAGGAACTTTCCACGCAATGATATTGTAGTTCTCGGTCTGCGGCATTTCGCTCAGGATGTTTCGGATGTTCGGCGCACGCTTGGTACACTTTGCCTGAACGTAGAACGGCTCGGTGTTTACCAAATCAACTTTCATATCGTCCATCATCTTGGAGGCATAGCGTGAGGTCACGGCATCATCCCATCCAAGTTCCTTAAACTTCTTTACCAACTCACGCTCATATGCGTGACCCTTTCTTCTACTTGCTGAACCTGACATAACTTATAATCTTACTGCAATATACTATAAATAATTGTAACTATTCGGCCTTTACGAAAAGCATTCCCCTGCGGATGAATGACTTGAGGTCTTGATAATCTGCCATATGAGATATCTGTACAGGGTAATAGTTGTGTCCTACGCCGTTGGGTCTGATGTAATACCAACCCTCGGGCTTGAGTTCCTTGAGACTGAGAGGCCGTAACAAACCTTTACCGACACTCTCAATCTCTCGGATGTATATCCCTCCTCCTGATTTATTCTTTCTCAGGACGTTCTTGTATACCACTTGCTCGCCTTGCTTAATCTTCATCTTCCAATTGGTTTCTGAATTGCTGACGTTGACGTTCCAAGATTTGCTCTAAGGATGTTTCATTCTCGCTGACCTCGGTGTACACACCGGTAGGTATGTGGTACTCAAAGTGCGACACTCCCTGTGTACCTGTGTAAATCCATCGAACCTTTTTGGTGTAGATATCTACGAGTCCGGTGGTGAAGTTTCGGTACACAACGATTACGTTATCCGCTTTGTTTGCAAAGTGTGCTGATTCAGCAATGTCGTACATACCTGCAACATCCACATTGCCTTGAGAATCCTTAGCAAGTTTACGTGTGTGTGCCACTATGATTACAGCACACTTGAACTTCTCTTTGAATATCTTAAACTTGGTAAGACTATCCCCGATGTGGTTTGTGCGTGAGTCACCATACTTTGGCATCTTCAATTCCACGAAGGACCAATTGTCTACAACGAAACAATCGATGCCGTATCGACCAACCATTTCCTCCGCCTTTTTGATGAGGTGGTCCACAGTAAGTTCATTCTTATCAACTTCCAAAAACTTGAACCTGTCAGCAAAGTATTCTCGATGTGCGTGAATCTCCTCCAAGGACATCTCCTCCCAAAAGGTTTTGCCGAAGGTGCGCTGCATCAATTCTGCAATGTGCAACTCAATGTTGGGCTTCTCCATTGATATGATTCCGAACTTCCACTCGGAGTCACGCGCAAGAAGGGAGATGCATTGGTCAAGGAAGGCTGACTTCCCTGAGTTAGGTGCTCCGGTTACGATGGTCATCTCATCTTTCTTCCACGAGAATATCCTATCGAACTCAGGGTATCCAAGCAAATCACCTCGAGGGATACCACCTTTCTTCAGGCGGATGAGTTTGTCCATCACATCATCCAAAGAGACGATGCCCTCAGCAGGAACCTGCTTGGCTCCTCGTATGCACTTCTTTAGTTCTACCTCGCCGTGTTGTATCAGCACGTCATTAGCGTCCTTACAGCCCTCCGGCCACGTAACTAAGTAGATGTTAGGCTTAGTACCCAATCGTCTGAGTAACTCGTCCTGAAGGCCTTTACCGGCCTCGTCATTATCGAGGGCAAGTATAATCTTTCGCTTGGCATTGATGATATCCCAAGAGTTCTCGATGTAGTTCAGGTTGTTACTCCCTTTGTTCGCCCCTGAGGGTACACTTGTAGCACCCATAATCCCTGCGGTATGAATCGCAAGGCAGTCCATCTCACCCTCGGTGATGATGATGTGCTCAAGGTCTCGAACGCGGTTGAGTCCATACAGTATGGGCTTGCCTCCGGAGAACATCTTAAACTTCTTATCACTCGAGCGGTACTTGATGTTAACTAACTCCTGATTTATATCGAAGTAGTTAAAGTTAATCACCCTCATCTCCGCTTGGGTCTGAGGCATCCACTCCGTGGATTCGGTAACGCCATAGTACTCCAATGATTCGGGTGATATCTTCCTCTTATCAGAGAACCATCGTATCACCTTGTCACTGAGCACTTGGCTCTTTAGTTCAGGCTTTTTATAATCTTTCATTTGCAACACTTTTCCTTTTACTCCGCAGTGATGACAATGGTAAGTACCATCACTCGGCCACACGCTCATAGACGGGTCTCTCTTCTTCTTTCTTTCGGAACTGCAGAAGGGACAAGCAACCTTGGTCACCTCCTGCTTGGCTTGATTTGGCGTTAGGTATACACCTATCTCTTTAAAGTCAATCATTGGCAAGGAGGTTGCGCCATACGTAGAGTTTCTTTCCTCGTGTACGTGTAGCGTTGTTTGTAATAAACCTACTGCACATCATATACTTTGAATAGAATCGGTAGTAAATGTCTGACCTCTTGCGAAGCGTACCCTCATTGGCTCTCTTCAATGCTCGGTCGGACATATTCATAAACTTAGAAATCTTGCCCAAATATTCAGCGTCCTCCATACCAAGGTACACCTTAACTTCCTCCTCAGGAATGGCGTGTTGGTGGCAGAGGCCGACAAATATAATAACCGAGAGTAACGAAGAGTCTTCGTAGTTATCATCACTCATCAGTTTATCGGCTCGTTTTGGGTCGAGGATAAAATGATTGCGTATAGAGTGTGCAATCAAGTCTATCATCTCTCCATCGATTTAAAGAACCGGTCAATCTCCTCACGGCGATACCTGTTCGGTCGCCCCTTGATGTATCGCAATCCTAATTTGTGGTAGCGGTTGAGGGTAGACTTCGACTTGATATTGAAGTACTCCATCACCTTTTCAGTTGTAAGATATTGTTCTTGAATTTCCATTACGCAAATAGGGTTTCTTTAATTACATATTCGTGGACTTCCTCGGTCGCGTTGGGTCCGAAGAAATCGTTATAGTTCTGAATCGCTATCTGAAGAAGTTCCTCTCCTGATGAGAAAAAACTTTCATCCAAATCGTAGATGCCGATATCACACGAAGCCTTATCGATGACGATAAACTTAAAGGTGTTGTACGGCAGTCCAAACAAGGTGCAGTAGATGTAACTCTGCATATTGTATTTGTACTTCTTTGCTGAGTACCTGAAGGCCCTCAAATCTGAGGTTGTTTTCAAATCAAAAATGCCGTATCCCGGTACGAGAATGTCGGCCTTACATCTGAAAGGAATGTCGTGCAGCATACCAATTTTTGGTATCTCCGTCTTTGCTCCACGCAGGTGAGCCATCACGTGCTTGTTCTTTGTAAGGGCATCAGCCAATCGCTCAGTGTCGTTCTGCTCTTTTAGAGTAACACACTCTTTATCTGACTCATCGCGCTGCTCCTTGAATGCCTTGGAGTTTCTGCTTTGCACGTTGACAACCTCATAGATTTCATCGTAGCGCTCAGGCTCAAGGACCATATGGTGTAGCATTCTCCCTTTCAAAAGGGCCGGTGTGTTTGTTTCACTACCATACTCGCGGTAGTTGTAATATGTTTTAGGGGAGTCGACAAGGTCTTTAGCCGACGAAGAAGATAGGGCCGCCTTGCCGAGATATCCGTAGTAGAAATCATCGTCAAGCATCTTGGCCTCAAGTTCAGCCACGTCCCACGTGGTGCCGTCAAGAAGTGTAATATTTTTCATAGATAAAAATGGGAGGAGCAACCTGTTGGTATATCAAAAAACAGGGCTGATAGTGGTGGTAGTTGCCCCTCCCGTGTTGGTGGTTATATGTATGGTGTGATTATCTCAGTGGCCCAACTCAGTTGAGCCTCGGTCATATGAGTCTTGTTTTTACTCATCCAATCTTTTACTTGAATTGGGTTGACCTCTCCTTTCTCCAACTTAATCTTAGTTGCTTTCAGGATTTCATCGATGTTGTTAGGTTTCTTTGGGGCAGGCGCTTCGATAGCGGGAGTGCTTCCCTTTCTATCCTTGAAGTCGTCAGCCTCATCCTCACCATACACTCCGAGCGCATAGAACCCTGCAGCCTTGAGGACCACACGAGACAATGCTCTCTTCTCTGCCATCGCTACAGGATAACTCATTCGGTTGTTCTCCGGCGTGGCCTCTCCGTATGATTCAACAATGGTTCCATCCATCGTTCCAATCCCTTTGACTACCACGAACTTGTGGTCATCACTCATACGTACCATCTCGTATCGTACGCTTAGTCCAATACCGGCCTGAATCTTTTCAATACCGGTTCGGGTAATAATACTGAATCCCAACTTGTGCTTGAACACATCGTCGGAACTCAAGTTGTACTCCGAGTACAACCTGTTTAGTTTTTGCTTGTTAGTTTCTGCCATACAACTGCATTTAAAATTTTGGTTTCTTCCGCGAACTTGAACACGCTCATCCAATCAATCACCCACTTGGTCCTGTGCCCTACGACATGGTCCTCAAGGATATCAGCAAAGTTCTTAATGATAAATGCCTTGGCCTCCTTGAAGGTGATGACATATCCTTTGCCACGTATTAACTGATTGTCGGCGTCTATTCTCATTGGCGTTTTGTTTTTCAAATATAACAAATAATATCAATCAATTACAATAGGTTCTCTTCTAAACATATTCTCAACGATGAGCGTGATGGCATCTCCGTGTGTGATTTGCTCGGCATAATTAATCCCAACGAATGAAAGTATCTGCTCGAACCTACTGCGGTACGCGATGTTGGAATCCACATCGTTATCGTTGGCCTTTATGGCGTACATTATCGTTGCGTGATGCTTCCCGAAGTAAGCACCGATGCTCATATAGGTCATACCAAGACCCGACCGCAAGATACTGAAGCACATATTGCGTGCTGATACATTATCTCTGAGTCGAGACTTGGACATCATATCAACTTCACGAACACCTGTAATTGCGCAAACGCTTTCGATAACCTTGCGGATATTATTTTCGTTGGCCGGTAATAGTTTAACTATCTCTATTGGCATTGATAAAGTTTTTAATTCTCTTTAGTAAAGCACGTTTCGTAATTGCAATGCTGAAGTTTCTCTTCAGATGCATCCTGATTCTTTCAACTTCACTCTCTGCCGTATCCGGCGTAGCGAGTTGGCGTATCGTCTTCTCGATGATACCGAGCCTCTCATCCTCATCAGCATCTGCAGCAAGGTGGCTAATGAAAGCACGCTCCAACTGATTGATGATTATTGTCACATTGTTTAGTTCTTCTTGCATCGCTTTGTGACGTAAGCGAGAGAGCACCGAGACCCGAGTTCTCAGGTCATCGAATACTCTTTGAATGGCGGTCAGTCTATCCATTGTCCATCATTTTCAGGGTTAATAATCTTTATTGAATCATCCGCGTGGAGGACCTTGTCCCAAAGCCACTTCGGAATGTCAGCCATCACGACATCAGGAGCGCGCATCCCCATCCAATTCAGGACGTAGATGCGCGGAATCCAATTGCCACGTGGCGTTCGGACGGCCTTGTTGGTCCATCCACCGAAGCCTCCACGAAAGAACTTTACTCTTAGCATATCACCTTGGCTTTAGGTTGCTTGTAACATCCGCAAGAGTAGCACCAATATGCATCCTCGAAGTCATCGTAGTTCGCAATGGAATCACACGTTGGACAATCGATGGTTTCCTCGATGCTCATCACATTCTCAATAGAATCGTCAATGGTCTCCTGAACTGAGTCGAAGATGGTGACGTTAGAACCTCCGTATTGGTATGTGGAGTAGCCGTACTTGACGGGCTTGCGAATCTCAGCGAAGTCAGCGTAGTACTTGCCGTCATCGTATGGCGCAGTGTCGTTGATGATGTACGCCTCAGCACCGATGACGATGCCGTTGTCAAGGCGGATACCAATCTTCTCACGCTTGTACCACGTCGGGTGTCCCTCGAGGCGGTCAATGTTTTTGAGTTGGTATTCATCAACGGAGTACACCTCAACGCGTACGTGGTTAGCACCCTTGGCATTCTTGCCCTGAAGCAAGTACGGAATGCCGCTGCCGGTCATACGATAGCGGTCAAAGGTTTCACCTGATGCGATGAACTTTGAGTTACCAAGGTAGTGATTGTTGCCAAAGCCCTTGCGCAGTGTTCCGTACACTGCGATTAAGTTTCCCGTGAGCACATTGTTTTTAGAGTACAATACGCCGTGGTGATTGACAAATAAATCCTCGTTGAATATCTCGACCTCACCATTGGCCACACGCACGAAGCGCGAGTCGGTGAGTTCCAAAACCTTGCGACGTTTGACAGGGTCCATATCGCCAACAAGGTCCGCGACAACTTCAGAGTCAACTTGATTCTCAGCAGTCTCGATGCGGATAGTTCCGTTGTGGAAGAGCACACCCTCACCTGATGGGAAAGGGTGGCAGTTGTCGATGTTGGTTGCACCTCGCGTGGTGTAGCGGAAGTGCGCGACGTATGGACGTTGTGACTGAATGTGCTCGAAGGCCTCAGTGTAGTCCATGGTTTTGATTACTTCTTTATCGCCATCAAGGTAGGCGATACCAAAGCCATCCGGATTGATGGCCATTGCTTTTGCGACAACTCCGTTGGGGAGTTTCTTGCCGTCTTTGTTTACGATGATAACACACATAGTATTTGGTGCGCAGTGTTAGACTCTTGCGCTCGTGAGTTCTGACCGACATCAAAGCCCTGTCGGCTTGGGCATTGTTACAATAACGATATGCAAAGTTACGCATTATTACGAAACATTACAAGTCAAAGGTTAGTGATGGTTTGTATTCGCGGTCATCGACATCCTCGTACTCACTGACTGAACGCAGTTTAAATCCAACTGAGTCAGCCACCTTTCGGATGGTGTCGACTTCCTCATCACTGAAGTTGTCCTTGGTGTTGCGGTACAGGTAAAACCCTGAGGCTTTCTCGCCTTGGTCATTGGACCAAAACGAAGCGCGTGGAACAGGACCAACGCTGCCCTCAAGGTCACACCCAATCGCATTGAGTATCTCCCAAAGGGACTTTATCCGTGGGTTCATTCTAAGATTATCCATAAATTATATCTCCTAAGATTAGTGTTTGCAGGATGCTGTCGTGAGTGATGGCATCGTCTTGTTCATTCATCATCGCGTTCAAATCTCTGAACTGAATCATCGCAGCGTTCTTGCGTATCGTATCGAGGTTCACTTTGTAGGTGCTATCGCAATCTTCTACGTCCACAAAAGTGAGCGCTCTCCCAATTTTCAATATCTCAGTGATGACATCCTCCCAACACAAGGTCTCCTCAGGTCTTGCTTGACGCAATGAATCCTTGGCTTCTTGGTAATCGTCATCAGCGAACTCGATGCGCAGTGCACCGAACCCGATTGAGCCTGAGCACAGGCAATCCCTAAACAGGGTTGGCACGTCCGCATCAGCAATCTGCACACGTACCTCGTAAGGTGTTTTTCTCATAGGTCTATTCAATTTCAATTAAACGTTCAATGCGCTCCATCTTCGTCAGACCATAGTTGATGGTCGAAGTGTAGCGATGCACAATTTCCACGACCTTTGCGCTCGGTCGCTGAGACTTGATTTCTATACACTCCTCGAGCGTATCGAACTGCTTGGTCCGGCGATTGAACTCGGTCCAAGTAAACTTATCGCTCAGGAACTGCTCCTTAGCGTTGGTCAATAGGTATGCCTCGACCCTTTCCATTACGTACTCTTTCATTGGCATTATGCACCCTCAGGTGACTCACTTTAAATTAGAAGAGCGGCGGGAATCGAACCCGCAGAAACCATTCGCCCTGTCCGAACAATTATAGGATGCTCAATCCCGCGAACTTAGCCAAGGCATTCTTGGTCACCGCCTGTGAGGCAGTCAACTCTAACTTAGCCTCGTCGGCAATCACAGCACCGGTTTCCCAATTACCTCTGATTGATTTGTACAGCCTAACCTTGACGTTGTTCTTGGTGTGCTCAACCAAAACCTCAGCCTCCATACGGACCTTGTCCACACTTGCTAAGGCAGTCTCAATGAGTATCTCATTGACATCAAGAGAAGCAGCAATCTCGGCTTTCATCTGAGCCAAAGACAGGTCGACCAATGAGCCAACTTTGTCAGCCCATTTTTGTTTGGCCTCTGCTCTTTGCTGCTCACGCTCCAATCGCGCGGCGTCTTGCTGAACCTTGTAGAGCAATGACGTCACAATGTAACCGGCCCAAGACTTGACAACATTCTTGAAGATGGCTTCTTCACTCACAAGTTTACGACCCGACACCTCGTTGATGTACACGCCACGCTTGGTGATGTGCGTGTTGGGGTGGTAGAATTTCGGGAAGACAACTCCCGTATCACTATCCAACCTCGCGTCATACATTCTGATGCCCTCCAACTTATCGGTGAACTCAGACTTGAACAGGAACGAAACCTTGATATCGGCGTAGTGTGAAAACCCATCCGGGGCAACGCCGGATTGACGCACGTTGATGAGAATGGTCTTGACCTCATCAATGAATTTCTCGTTGGCTTTCTCAATCGCTTTGATGATGAGGTTAGCGTTTACATTGGCCTGTGGATGTAGCGTGTTTTTGGCTACACCCACCTGATTGTTGTAAGTGAAAACAACTGAAGTTTTCATAAGGCATTATGCACCGACTAAGGTGACTCACTTTTGATAGGTCCTGAGAGAAAGCCGTCAGGACATCGGCATTGTGGATGGGAGGGGAATCGAACCCCTCCGTGCACCATACACCCTACGAGAAGAGAGTCTCGCGGCTCACCAAGTTGTCTCTCATACGACGCTTGGTAGTTTCGTGTAGCGAATCGTACACGTCAGCCAACTGCTTCTGAGCGCGGTCAGCAAACACACCGAACTTAGCCTTGCTGAGTCCGAAGTTCTGAGCATCCATCGCAGCAGAGAAAAGCATCGCACGCTTGCGGATGGTATCAACCAAATCAGCCTCAGGAGTCAGGTCCTCACCGAGGGCCTCATTGAACATCTGCTCCACGTGAGCCAACTCAGCAGCAGCAGCCTTGGCCAATGGCGTGTTCCGGTCACGCAAGATGCGGTTCACGTCGAGGTAGTTCTTGACGTTACCTGCCTCAATCAACGTGCAGATAGCACGAAGCAACTCAACACGTGCCTTGAAGCCCTCAACGCTGCGGACAGGTCCGAACAGGCGAATCTCCATCAGGCCGTTGTACTTGTTCTCGAACGCCGGTGTTCCGTCGTAGACTGAGCCGCGGTTGAAGCGTGACTTGTCTTGGAAGTTGGCGTAGCGACGCAAGTTGCGAGCGTGACAAGCGTAGAGCAGTCCTGAGAACGGCTCAAGGGCCTTGTTCAATTCGTCAGTAGTCATACCACTAACCGAGAGGTTCACGTGGCCTCCGGCCTCGAAGTTGTACTCACCATTCGTACCGCTCGGGTTGACGCTCGTAGCCTTGGCGTCGAGCAACAGGTTGAAGTACGGGTGGTCGCAGTCGTTGATGATATCGTCACCAAACAAATCGAAGATGGTAGTCACCGCCTCGAAGCCTCCGCCGCGATTGGCGCCAACGCCGCTCAAGGATGAGTCCTGCTCAACGATGATGCGCGTACCACTTGGCAGCGTCTTCTTGTAGTTCATATTGCCCAACTTGAACTTAGCAACCTTGTCGACTTTTTCAATCTCAAAGCCTACACGGAACTTGATGTTCTCGTTGTTCAATTGCTCTCTATTGCGGTCGTTGAAAGCCTCGTCGTAGTGTGAGGCGTGGTAGTCACAAGCGTAGCACGTTGGCACGTTGCCATCAGCGATAGCATCGTCAATGCTCAGGTAAACCTCGCGGTCTGACTGAACACACTGCTGATTGGCAATCAACTGCTCAAACACAGCCTTGGAAGTGAAGTAAGACTGACCCCCGAACTTGATGAAACGAGAGCGGAAAATAGTGGTAGCCAAGAATGGCGTCTTAACAATTTTCAACTCATCACCAACAATCATCGGGATGTGTACGAAAGAGTACTCACGGCCACGATTCTCACCCTCCGTAGCACGGATGACTCCGCCGTCATTGCGGAACGCACCCTCAGTACGGAACGTAAAGCCAAGGTTGAGTAACTCCTCATCCAAGCGCAACACCGGAACATCAGCATCGGAAGTACACTCCATCAGGTCGTGGTCACGGGTGGTGTCAGCCTTGTAGAACAACCGCAGGCCGAGCGGCAAATTTGGGATTCCTACAGCCTCAGATGCAAGGCAAGTAGTGCCGCCAACGATGAACTGCTCAGAGGCAGCAACGGCGGATTCGTGAACGTAGCCGGTAGTGCTCTCACCATCGGCATTGGTGTAGCGCAAGTAACGCGCTTGGTCAGAGCGAATGTATCCGTTGTGGTACTCGCTGAAAGTTGCATTGTTGTCGCTGATACTGCGACCTGTGATGACATTAGTAGGCATAACACATAAAGTTTTGGTAGACGTCCATAGAAGAGCGTGAACGCATCGCTCGTAGATGATGTGGGAGGACTCGAACCTCCCCGTGGACCATCACACCAAACTGCTGAAGAGTGTAAGCAACTTTGCCTTGGCATCCTCAGGTGACGTCAGCGGCTCACCCGTGGTCTCAATAGCCAAGGAAATAGTGTCCGTTGCCTCAGGCAACTTGAAGATGATATCGAACTCACCAACAGGCCAAAACTTGACCGCGTGGTAGATGATATGAGGCAGCCGATTGAGGCTGACCTTGGAAGCATTTTTGATAGCCGTCACATAGTACGGACTGACGTGGTAGTCATTGTCACCGGATGTGGTGACCAAGTGCACATCAATGATTGATAACATAGAACGTAGTTTTGGTAGACTGCGATAGAACGGCCTCGCAGCATAGCCGTAGACAACGCCCCGAGCACGACCTCAGGCCTCAGGCAAGAACCTGAGCAGCGTTGATATGTTATTGGAAAGCAATGGCGTGTCAAACCGGTAGACCTGATGCAACCTAACGACCCCCGACACGGCCAATGTAGTACGGGGTTGCATCCATTCTGCTTTCGCAGTTGCTGAAGTCCATCCGTCCGGCCTGAACCTCGTACTCACCCGTCACCATCACGCAGCCAAGGCTACATCCTGAAACAAGTGCGAGGAGCAGTCTCGCGACCCTCCCTCAGCAAACCAACAAACGAAGCACCGCCTCAAGTGTTGTCGAATGTTACCCTCACCCTCCGTCAGTTAGTCAACCAACCTCGGTGCGCTACCCCGTCCTACACAATGACATCGCGGTGCTTACTACTCCCTTGGACCTGTCAGGTGGCTTACGAGTGGGTGAGGTCCTTGGCCCTCAGTGCTCCCACAAGCCCGTCTGACTTTCAGCGCGGCTATCCATTGTGCGGTACGGCTCACGCCGCTACTCTCGCATTCAATTTCCATTAAGTCAAAAAGCGTTCGTCCCGTTGGACATTACAAAGGTAAACATAAATTGTTGGTAATTCCTAACAATGTACCAATCTTTTTTTAGAACCTCAGTGTTTACGGGGGATACAGAGCGAAAGTTTTTTCAGAGCAAATCCCCACACACGCAGGTCTTATATATATATAACAGAAATACAACAGGGCAGGGTCAAAGGGTTCCCCAAACACGGGTGTAGAGGTGGTAGGGAAGAGGTCAGAGGGCTTATCACTTCGAGAGAGAGATAGACCCTTAAGGTTTCCTTTTTCATCGCCCAAAAGTAAGGATATGAGGGGGTGGGTTTTCAGGGCAGTGGAAGTGGTCCTGAGCAGGTGTGGGGTACCCGGTTTTGGTTCTGCGTTTCCCATTGGCAGAGCAGCCCACCATACATATGCATTATCCCCACGTCATACGACTACACAATTTTTTTTCAAACGGGGAATGGGGGTACCCGGTTGTGGAAAGTGTGTTATGGGATTTTAGAGGGATGGAGAGGTTAAAAAAAAGAGGGGGTATAATTTTTATTATGCCACGAGGTGTTTAACCGGTACCTTGGAGTAGGTATATAGAGCGCCTCATAATTACGAGGTTTGTTCGGTAGTGTTGCTATTTCGTAGCCCTTAATGTTTTTTTAGGCTTCCGCCTCTGAGGCTACGGAAGCATTACGGGTTACTCGGGATATCTCAGCATTACCGGTAGCGTTGCTACAAAGCGAAGTTACAAGATATTTTTGGAATAGTCAAGCCCTGAACAAATTTTATTTTACCTCTTGAAAGGTTCAAAATATTTTCAGTATATTTATCTCACTATGAAAACTACTAAAGACATTGTGTTAATCAGCACGCCACAGAAGTACAACAATCAGATTGAGATTTCAGGTGGCACCGTTCTATGGTTAGATACGTCCTTTAAGCCCCTTCACCACGTGTCCATCAGCGGCATTGTTGAGGCGGTCCCCGGATTGTTATCGCCATCACACTATGCACACGGCAACTCCACGATGGACTTGCAGGTGGGCGACAAGGTGTATTTCAATTATCTAACCATCCACCCTGACAACCTTGTATGGCACGAGGACAAGGAGTATTATCAGGTGGAATACTTTAATATTTTCTGTTATATCCGTGACGGCAAGATGCATATGACCAACTCGTGGGTATTCGTCGAGCCGTTAGAGGAGGAGGTAAGTTCCCATTATGGGAACTCCTCCATTATCATCCCGCAGGCATATAGAAAGAAAAAGAACTATAAGATTGGCCGCTTGCGCCATATCGGAACACCGCAGCGTAATGAGCCAGCCCTTCAGGTTAGTGAGGGGGATTATGTGGTGTATGCAAAAAATGCAGACTTTGCCAATGAGATTGAGGGTGAGGTTATGTATACGATGAGACAGAAAGACCTATTCGCCGTAATCCAAGAAGAATGTTTAAAGAACTTTGCGTAGATGGTCAGGAGTATGGCGTGATACCATTTTATCTTAGGCACTATGCCGAAGACGTTGTAAACCTTCGTCTTGAAGCCAACAGAGAAAATTACCGTGGCAAGCCCTCAAAGGTGCGCACCGGAAAAAAGAAGAGTGTGCTCTTAGGTGAGGTGGACCGCGACTACTACACTGACTATGTAGGCATCTTAGGAGAACTCATCGTGCGGCGCTACTTTGAGATAGACCCACGATTTAAGTGGTACGCCTCAGAGACGATGATTCAAACGCGTGGTAGTGACGGCTCCGACATTCAGGTGATGATGGTCGGCGATAGTGATGAACTCTCCATCAACGTCAAAGCCGGGGAAGGGTCCCTAAAGGCCAATAAACGAGCGGTAGACATCGGCGATTCTGACATCTACATATTTATTAGATTCATATCGCCATCGCAGTTTATCCCTTATAAGTTCAGTCAGAGGCAGATACAATCGTGGGAGGTTAAGCACGCCTACTCACCCTACTATAATTTAAACGTATAGCCCGCTAATTTTTAAAGTCGACCGCTAACGCGGTAATATATTTGAATAACAAAAATGCATAAGGTGTCACGAGAAGAAATCGAAGAATTAGTATATGATATGTTTGGTGACGAGTACCCGATACTCATCGCTGACAACCTCGACGATGCATTCGTAGGAATCATACAGCGCGGTAATGATGTACCATACCTCGCCTATGACTATTGGAAGGTCGTTGACATCATATACAAAAGCCTCGAGGAGGAACACGGTGAGGAAACAGAATTTACGGATGCTATCGACTACGTCGAGTATAACATCATTTCCGCTTGGGAAGGTCCTCACACTCCGGCATTCATCCGTAGATAACTTATGCAACGGAATTTATTACAGGCATCTCCCCTGTGGGGCGGTGCTTTTTTGTCTAACACTATTTTTTTTATTTAACAATGGACGACTCTTTTGAATCATTCGTAAACCAATTAGAAGATGCTCAACAACCTACGTGTAACATCGATTCGCCGGAAGAATGTGAAGCCTGCGGCAGTTAACAATCTCATCCTTAAAGAATGGCAACAAGAAATTCTTAAACGAGAGATTGAACCCTATGCCCAAAAGAAAGAAATTAATTGAGGTGGTGCGTAAATGGTGCGCTATCGAACCAAAAGAATGCGACTGCGGTTGCGGAGGATGTAATGTACAGAAAGTATCTACTATTTCACAAGGCGTTAAAGGACGCCGCTGACGACTTTGATTTTGAAGAGGTGCGTATACAACGTAAGATGTTTACCTTCATACTATGTATACACTTCATATTAGAGGAGAAGAAAAAGAAAGGGGACCCCTATCCCTTTGTGAAGACGATGGAGATATATCGCGCCCTAAAATATTTCAGTATGGAGTATAAACGCCCCATCATATATAACTATGTGGCAAAGTTAGAGCGAATGAATGTCCTTGAGAAGGTGGCCAAGCGCTCACGCATTGGTAAGCCTCAGGCCTTTGTAACAACCAATATTGGAGATTACCTGCTCACTCACGTGAACAACCACTTTGAGCGTGCGCTTTTGGACGATTACGACTTCTCACCTAAATCTACGCTTGGTATGTAGAAGTTGCGTATATTTATACATCTTTCTGTGCAACACACATTAGGTAAGTTTTGGTAGCGAAAGGCTCGGGATTTTTCTCGGGCCTTTCTTTTTTTAAATATTATTACTATATTAGCCCAAAGATTACAATAATGGTCGAACCTGAGTACACAGCAGCACGATTAATCCGAGAGAAAGGATATGATGATGCCATTAAGCACGCCACTCAGATTAAGTGGCTCTCATTGCTTTCCAAGGATGTAGAATATTGGAATGACGTAATCAAGTATTTAGAAGAGATTCGTTAACGGTTTAGATGTTAGACTACCGGGGGCGAGGGGATATTTCTCTTTTTGGTTTGGTTACATTGGGTTTCCCTCCCCCCGGTTTTTTACTTGTATGAAAGAAAACTTAAATATAGATTACAACAGAAAGAAGTTAGTGAGTATCGCACTTAGAAGATTCAAACTCAAGAAGGAAGCAGCCGCAGCCTTAGGGATTACAACAAGGTGTTTGGAGAACTATAGAAAGCAATGGGGATGGCCATAGAATGTACGTGCCCAAAGTGGTACACATTCGTAATTCGCGAATTGCAAAGTAAGGGTAAAACCTCACGAGATTTGATTTCGGTAAGGCTATAACCTTACAAATGCCAAAGCATATAAAAATGGGCGTTATGCATCAATTCATGTGCAAAAGCATATAATCAATAATGATACAGAACAATAGGGTTTTGTGTATTTAATAGAACATTAACACCAAAGAGAGATGAAAGGAACAAAAGTAACAAAGTATTACCACAAGAAATCAGATATAGTAGCCTATGAAAGAGAAGAGTTAACAAATGGTTATTGGTATGAATACACCTATGATGATGAAGGCAGTGAATTAACCTTTGAAAATTCAGATGGTCTTTATGTAATCAAAGGTAAGAGAGTCACTAAAGAAGAGTTTGAAGCCTTTACCAATAATCTGAATAGACCTTGTGTAGGGAAGAAGGTTATAGTGGATGGAGTAGAATACGAACTTAAGTAAAAGAGAAATGAAAACATCAATGCAAGAACTATTGGAATGGGTTAGAGCAACCCTACCAATGGATTTAGATACACCACAAATGATTGAGCAGAAGATTGAATCAATGCTTAAGAAAGAGAAGGAGCAGATTATGGATGCATATATGGAAGGCGGAGATTGGGAATCATTACCTCAACCACGATTTGATAATTACTACAACGCAACCTTTAACACCAAAGAGAGATGAAAGAAGGAACATTAGTATGGATTGTAGCATCAGTGGAAAATGATGCCTTCCAAGCAAACTGCGACAATGATGAGATTGTAGTAGAGCCACACGGATATAAAGCAATGCCTTTGTATGCGGATAAAGATTGGGTAAGACCATTAACTGAAGATGAGGTAAAAGCCTATAACCTTTAACACCAACGAGAGATGAAAGACATAATAGCATTATGCAACCGAGACAAAGATGAATATGGCATCGAGCAGAATTAATATGAAGAACTACCTTAGAAAACTCCGCCATAAACGATATGTCAACGCCTATTTAAATGATGTGCGTTGGGAGATAATCAACACCGTAGTATCCTCCTCTCACACAGGATTTAACGAGGCTACTGATACACACCTTGAGAACTTAGGATTCCTTGTACGTAAATACGAACGTAGACGTAGATGGCTTAAACTATAGCGGAACTACTTAATAGCCTCCCTTTGCTTTCTTAGCGATAGCGATTGCGGCCTGCTGTTTAGCGGGCTTTTTCTTTATGCGCTTAATCTTTTTATAACTCATCGTAGTTTTCATATGTGATGAAGACATCTTCACCGTTTTCTAATGCCTCGGCTATACGAGGGTAAATCATCTTGTAAGCGTCAGTGCTACGCCCTATAACTCCTTTGTTAGAGTCTGAGGTTAATCCCGTAAGTAAGCATCCTGCAGTGTGCTCGTCGGTGTTTCCAATGTGAATTAGGATGTACTCAAACCCCGGTACGTCTCTGACCCATAACATCCCTTTGTGCATATTAGGGAACTTCTCGCTGTAGCGTGTGTGGAACCCACCAACCTTTCTGAGACTGACTCGGTATCGTCCTGCGGGGATACGTGTTTCAGACATTACCTTCTCTTCTCGGTGCTCATCCTCAAGGGTATAGCATAAGAATGTGCGGTCCTCCATCAACATACCGAGGGTGAAGTCCTCACGGCTGCAATATCTAATTACCCTTAATTCCATTGTTATTCTGTTTTTTATTTTTGATAGGAGTTATATCCTTCTCTAAACAACTTCAAGTACTTCTCCGGTGGCAGGTTCTTAACGTGTGACGGGAGCACTGTCATTGGGTCTCTGCCGTCGCGTATGGCCGCGAAATACTCCATAGTACCTCTTCGTCCCATAAAGTGAACAAGGGCCGCTACGTCGGCTGTATTGTATTCCCATTTGTCACCGAGTTGTGGCTTGTATCGTTTTGTAAGGTCTGCAGCATCCTTCTCTACATAGGTGTTCATACGAGCATCCATATAAGCCTCCTGTGCTTTAGGGGAGTTAGCGAAGTCACTGCGCGTCTTTATGTTCTCAAATCCGTGTGTTGGAAGCCAATCCTTAGCCTGTGAGTAAAGAATCTGATAGGCACCCGTAGCCGTAGACTGCGGGTTCATTGCCCCGTAGTTTCGCTTACCTGAGTTCTCAGGGAAGAGAATACCATATTTAAATGCCTCTGCGTCAAAGACAAAGGGCTGTTCTTTTTTTTCCTGAAGGTTGAGTGTGTCCGTAGGTTCCACCGGAGCCTGTGGGGGAACGTCAGTTTGCTTGGCCGCACTGCGCAGACTGCTCCATAGTTTCGCTCCTTCTATTTGTATTATGATTGGTACCATAGCGCTAAGTTACACTGATGTTTATTTTTCGTTGCAAATTTTAACTATATTAGTGACAACTAAAACTTACTATTATGGAACAAAGATTGCGAGAGGCACGACTAAGGTTGATTGCCGAGAATGACAGAAGAATAACAAAATTACAGAACGAACTACGTTGTATGTCGCGAGACCTTGAGATTTTAAAGACGCAGTTTAAACTACTTGTATCGTTGGAAAGTGGAGAACGTGATGGAAATAGCAACAAGGATATTGCAGAGAGTAGGCTCTCTCGATAAGGCTATACGTACCGCTGATACGCTGATGCACACTGCGCATACTGCTTGGGATTATAAAAAATACAAGCGAGTAGGTCAGGCCCTCGAAGAAATAAAATTACAGAAAGATTTGGATTGTAACGAATAATTACAGTATCTTGCAATAGTAACCAAAAATTATTGCCTTATGAGAAAGTTATTTATTGCTTTATGCCTGTTCGCCGCTCCGTTATTTTCAAACGCCCAATCTGAATTACCTGAGATATTACAGGACGTTGAAGTCTTGGATATGGGATATTGTTGGGCCGTGTTGGAGAATGACGAGGACTTCTACCAAGAGTTGTACAAGAACCCGGTAGAGTCAACCATCTACAACGACAATGGAACTCAGACAGACGTCAGAGAGTTTAGTGGTCTACTTGTAACGACATACTACCACCCATCAACTTTAGAGGTGAGGGTAACGATGGTAACCAAGATGTACTAAAAAAGAGGGCGATGCCCTCTTTTTTTTTTATCTAATTCTTCTAATAGTGCTCCCGCTTGGAAGAGTACCGCCTTCTCTCACAAACCTTTCCTTTGCTTCTTTCTCCATCTTGCCGGGAAAATCCGGGAAGTATTGGTCGGTAGTACTATTACCCATAACTTCAAAGCCACCCGCGGCCGAGTGCTTGAGTCTATTCTTTGCAGAAGGCAATGACTTATCATAGTACTTTGGGTTCACATCATACTTTTGCTGAAAAGCGTTCATTGTTTTTGTGAAACTTTTTTGGTCGCGTACGCCACTTGTGTTGTACTTTTTAATCATCGCCGCCGCTTTCGTTTTATCAACTTTCCCGTCTGCGCCTATAAATTGACTTAAAATATTTCGGAACTCATCGCTAAGGTCGTTTTGATATTGTACAAACCCGGCCTTGTTTACTTGAGAACTTGGTGCAGAACCACTCATCTGATGAAACCTTGACGACGTTGCTGCAAACAATTGTGAGTACATTTGCGGGTCAGACTTCTGAAAGTCTATCATCGTCTGTGATATAGGGTCTACGCCATCTTTGACTTTTTTAATAGCAACAGGATTCATACTTTCTACATTTTATATTGTTTCTTGAATCGAGCCAACGCTTGAGCGTTAGTTAGTCCATCTTTCTTAGCGTCTTCGATAAAGGAATCAAGTTCCATTCGGTTCTTTAAGAATCCGGCAACTCCGCTATTGCCGTCAATGCCTTTTGCTTTCATTTCGTTGTACATCTCTGTCATATCTTTCTTCAACTTTGCAGAGTTCAACTCAACAATCTCTTCACGAGCGTCTTTCTTGATAACAACAGCAGGCTTTTTCTTTGATGCAGTTTCATTCTTCATAGGTGCTGTGTAAGATGCACTGCCACCTTTCTTCTTAATTCTCTTAGGAGTCATTATAGTTCTATTTTTAAATTTGACATTCCATCTTCGTCCATCCAATCATTACAGAGTCTGATATTCTCACGATAATAAGTGTCAACATCAACATCTGATTGTTTAGCCTGAACGTCTACTCTACAAATATCCGGACGGTCTTCATAAATTTCGCAAGAATTGTCAGGTAAAAGGTTGGTACACGCTCCTGTAGCATCAGCAACAAGTCCGTGTTTACTTAATTCTTCTTCAGGCATCCAGCCTATACGACGACAACAGGCGCCACATCCGGTACAAGGAAACATTACTTTTGTCTTATTCTGCCTCTAATCTTAGTGGCGTTGGTGTATTCAGCAAACTGCTTACCTGCTTTGATAGCAGCACGTTTAATTCTGTTGGCTACTTTTAAAAGGCCTTTTTTTCTTAGCCTCTTGATTTCTTTCTTTGGACGATATGCCTCACCGGTTTCCAACGAAGGCTTGCCGCTCCCTGTGGTCCATTCTTCCTTAGTCCAATTCTTCAGAGACTTCTGTGTTTTCTTCATTGCCATTACGATGTATACCCTCCTCCGTTCTTTTTGTATTGCAAGGCTAACTGTTGTGCTTTTCGTGCTGACCATTGCCCTGCACGTCCGCCGTTGCTGCTCGCTAAGATACGCTTGAATAATCGTTTACGCATTCCGGGCTTTGTATAGTTTCCCGCTTCGTTAACCTTTGATTTTTTTTTAATTCTTTTTGGCGTCATTTTTCATCATACTTAAAATAGAGTCCTTATCCTTTCTTACCATCGCCGCTCTGTTGTCTCTCATCACTAATGAACCAAAGATAAAGAAGGCTATAATCAGAGCGAAGAATCCCGGTACTATGTAATATTGTAATTCGTGTGAGAGTTCATTGAAATCAGAGGATTTGACCGAGTTATTATAGTCCGCATCCTTGTGTATATACACAGTTTCAAAGTTGCCGGTTTCTTCACTATAAACCCAGTCAACAGCCACGCTATCCTTGTACTTAGCGTAGTGTGCTTTGACGCTATCGTAATCCCAGTTACTCGTTCTTTTCTGTGGCATACTTCACCCCCATTATCGTTCCTATAATAGAAAAACTATTCGTTAGTAAGATACCAAAGAGATTGCTCCAAGCGTTTCCCAGTATAGTAGTGTCCTTGTTAGCCAGTAACGCTGTGATGTACATCAATGTTGTCACTGCTCCAACGCCTATTATAATTACTAAGGCTACCTTTACAATCAGTCCGATAAGTTCAAACTGCGTCCTCTTTTGCAGGATATCTAAGTCTTCTACAGCCTCGTCCCGCAACTTCTCTGCTTCATCCTTTTCGTTTTGCAACTCCAAGACTAAAGCCTCTTTGATTACCGCAGCCTCTTCAAGTTCTTTATTTTGCTTTTGAACCTGCTTGGTTACCTCGAGCCTTTTGCGTCGGGCTTTTATATCTCGCTCCTTACACTCCGCTAAATATTCCTTGATGTCGTTAGGTAAAGACTTTGGTAGAATCTTTACAAAGTTTCCTTCTATGTAAACCTTCTTGGCTTTTGCTTTACGCAGTGCCTCTTCTACCGTGTCTTTTCCTGATATCATTTGTATACTTTAAATGGAGCGGTCTTATCCACGTATCCTTGATAGTCCTTTACAAACTCTTCCAAGCGTGGTTCAATCTCGTCACTTTTAATAATCCAAAACTGCGCACCTACTGCTTTAGCCTTGTCAATCTCTTTATTATCATCAGATGACGATATAATACCGATGACCACACCATTGCCGTAGTCTGAGTTTACCTTTCTAATAAGTTCAATCCCATCAAAGGATGAGCCAATGATGTTGAGGTCGACGAATACACACTCAGGCTTGTCGTCTGAAGGTCTTTCCTCAAACCACTTTTTAAACATCCTGTCAGCCTCGTCAGAGGAGTTTAGCGCCTCGAGTGATAGCGTCATATCTAAAAGGCTACAAGCGTCTTCAAATACCAAGTGGAAGAGGTCTTCGTCGTCTACAAGTAATATTGATTTAATCATTTTAGTTCTATTCTTATTTTAGTTCCTTGCGTTAATTTTTCAGATGTTATACTAAAGCCGTGCTCTTTGATTATAGCGACACAGATGTTGAGTCCGAGTCCGGTGCCATTTTCTTTTTGACCATCACGTCGTGTGTATGGCTGCGATAATAAATCAAAGTCTTCCTGAGACATACCACGCCCGTTGTCTTCAATAACAAGCGTTGTCTCTGACTCCATATATACGGATACCATTTTAGTGGATGAATCATTATACTTCAATCCGTTCCGTATCAGGTTATCAACGGCGGTGCAAAACAACGATTCGTTTACCTCACAGGTAACCAACTCATCGATTGATACCTGACTTATGTATGCCGTTGAATATAGGTAGGTCTTTAGTATTTCTTTTAAATCACAAGAAACCTTTTCTAACTGACTGTCTGCTTTTACCAAGTTGGTAAATTCCTTCACACCCTTGTATACTCGTTGGGTGTGTATGAGTCCCTCTTCAATCATTTTTAATGGAGACTCAATCTTTAATTCTTTTATCTTATCTGCTTTTACCCTTCTCTTTAGTGAACTTAGCCCGCGTGGTATGTATGTGTTAATACCGCTGTGCATATCGTGGCGTAGTATCTTGGCGGCGTGCTCTAAGTATGCGTTCTTTTTGCCGACCTCAAGTTCAATGTTTTTCTTATCGGTGATGTCTGAGGCAATCTTTAAAACTCTGTAGGTCTCTCCATATGGGTTTCTGATTGGATTGTAGTTTCCGTATATCCATATAGTCTCCCCGGATTTTGTTATCCTTCTAAACTCACCGCTTTTTGTTTTGCCTTTCTTTAGTTGAAACCAAAAGTCTTTGTATCCGTCAACATCAATATCTTTTGGAAGCAACGTTTTGTGGTGCTTGCCTACTATCTCCTCTTCAGTGTACCCTAAGGCGTTACAGAATATTTCGTTGCAGGAGAGAATAGTTCCGTCTACATCAAACTCTACTAATATGTTTGACTCATTGATTGCCCCGAGTGTATCGTTTATGGTTTGAAACTTGTATCGTATTCTGCGTACAAACTCAATGAGCGTAAAAAAGAAAAAGGGCATAAACAGTACTACTGAAAACCACCCTATAACTATTTTGTTATAATCAACCTCTGCGTAGCCTATGACCAATGAAGTTTGCATTGCAAAGAACCCGAGCATAATAAATATAGCGATGCTAAGTGAAATCTTTGAGGCTAAGGAGAGTTTCATTCTTCTTGGTTTTTATTCATTATGTACCACCTCTGTGCGGTATATCCGATTGAGGCAATAAGCAAAATGATTTTTAACGTGTCTTCTACGTCTGTCATTGTAATCATCAATGACACGGCATTAAATCCGTAAACTTTCACGTCTGTTAAATCCATTACCAGTTATAATTACAAGCCCAGTAACGAGCCGTGAGTTTATCCTTTGCGGTTGAGCAGTTGTGTCGAGACTTAAAGTTGGCACGGCGTTTGGAGTCTTTATGCTGTAGAAAGTCAGAGTACCCGCGAGCACCAAATTCTACGATGCGAATCTTCTCTCCCTGCTTGGCAAGGACGCGATATTTCTTCTTAGACCCTTTGGGTGCGCGCTTGGGTTTATTGTATCCCGGGAATATTTCACCTCTATATTTTAACTTACCACTCGGTAATCTTTCTACTTTTGCCATAGAACCTCCAATTATGAAACTATTCTCAGACTCAGACTTTGCGTCTCTAACATTCCCTATTCACAATGTCGATAAGGACCTTATCAACAAGGTTCCTCGACTTGAATTGATTCCTTCATTTAAGAATTACAAGGGCGATTTCAAGGACAGAATAATAAAATACATCTGCTACTTGTACGACCCGAACTCTCCATTAAAGGAGTTTTTCCCGGATATGCTTCGACGTAAAGAACAAGCCGCTATCCTTTCCGGTTTTGACCTTGAGGATAACAGGACCAAAGATATTATTGAGGGTGTGATGTCCCTCAAAAACAAGGGGGTACTTTCAATGATTGATGAATACTTACGTTTCGTTAACAGCCGTACGTGGTCGATGATAGTGTCAAATGAGGAAACCTTCTATGAGTATCAAAGTAAACTGCTGCGCAGCGTAGAGGCTGAACGAGATAAAGATTTGTTGCAGGCATTACAGATTAAGGGTAAGATTATGGAGGACCTTGACAACATCAATGAGCGACTTGAGAAATATTATCTTAAATTATATGCCGGTGATGAAGACTTGGTTAAGACCATTACCACGCGAAGAACGATAACACCGGAGAACTTAGGTGATGTATACTAAAAGAAAGGGTTTTAGGAAGGTAAATGTTCAGGGCCTTGATTGTTGGGTGCCTCCTGTAGGTCACGTATACAATCACTTCACCAAGGAGATAGAGAAGGTTGAGATTATACAACGTTCCCCTCGCGCTAAGGACCAATGGTGGGAACCCACAGAACTTCCAGTTGACTGGAACAGAAAGCGTAAGCAGGAAGTCAGCAGGCAGGAAGACGACCCGGATTTCTTTAATCCTGAGTTGGAGCAGATACGTAGAGTAGAGTGGCATCGTAGAATTAATGGGTGTTGGTTTATGAACAATGGTGAGCCAACCTACATTACCGGGATGCACTACTACTACCTCACTCATTATATGATTGATATTGGTAGACCGAGTTACAGGGATACCGACCGCCGGGAGTTCTACTTCTTGCAGTATTGTATTGAGGACCCCAACTGCTATGGGATGCTTAACGTTACCCGCCGCCGTGCCGGTAAGACATATAAGGCAGGGTGCTTCCTACTTGAAGGACTTAGTCGTATGAAGTATTCCAACGGCGGTATACAGAGTAAAACAAATCAAGATGCTAAGAAAGTATTTAGAGAGACTATCGTGGCGCCCTTCCGTAAACTGCCTGATTTCTTTCGCCCGATATTTGATATGGCTAAGGGTGTAAACCCATCGAGCGAACTTCGCTTCTTTAAAACAGTGAAGAAGGGTGCTCAGGCAATGGATGAGTTCAATAGCGAAGAACTTGAATCAACTATTGACTTTAAATCCTCTGATGTCTTTGCATATGATGGATACAAACTAAAAAGGTTTGTACAGGACGAGGTCTTCAAAACCGTTGAGGTAGATGTTATGGAGCGTTGGGATGCCCATAAGTTCTGTCTTGAGGTTGATGGTAAGATTATAGGCAAGGCCCTGTTGACTTCCACGGTCGAAGAGATTGAGGGTCAGATGGACAAGTATAGAATGTTGTGGGAATATTCAGACCACTCTAAAAAGAATGCGAATGGAAGAACAAAGAGCGGTTTATACCGATACTTCACTGCGGCACAAGAGTCGTTGGAGTTCGACAAATACGGGATATGTAATGTGGACAAAGCCACAACATACTTACTCAATGAGCGAGAAGGTCTTCGTCAAGACCAAAAGGGACTAAGCAGTTTTATTCGTAAGTTCCCGATGACTCCTGATGAGGCTTTCAGGATAGATGCGGACCGATGTTTATATGACGCTATTAAACTCAACGACCAACTTGATAAGATATCGTGGCAGGAGAACCTAACTACAACAGGAAACTTTGAATGGAAGAATGGCGAGCGGGATTCTGAGGTAGTATTTGTGCCTCGTGCAAATGGTAAGTTTGAGGTGTCCTATCTTTTTGATGACCCTGAAAAGTCTAACAGGGTATCCAAGAAGTCTTCATCATATGTGCCGCTAAACAACTTAAAGTTTGTAGCAGGGTGTGACCCATTTGACCATAACATTACAACGGACTACAGACGTTCGGATGGTGCGGCATATGTGTTTATGAAACACGATATTACAAGCCCTGATTTTACCAATACCTTTGTCTGTCAGTACATCCATCGTCCACCGACGGCCAAGATATTCTATGAGGATATGCTGAAGATGTGTGTATATTATGGATGTCAGATGCTGTTTGAGGACAACAAGATTGGTATTATGCATTACTTTGAGGACCGAGGGTATTCTCAGTTTTTGATGTGGCTGCCGGGAAGCAATAAACCCGGGATGTCAGGAAGCCAAAAAACGCATCAACAGATTGCAGAAGTTACAGAAGATTACATTGTCAATCACATTGATGGTGTGGTTTTTAAGGAGTTGGTTTTGGATTGGCTTAATTTTGACATTAATAACACTACTAAGTTTGATGCCGCTATGGCAGCAGGATATACGCTCATAGCAGATAAGGGACTCGTAAGAGATGCTTACGCTAAGGCTGAGAAACTTGTTGAGGTTAGTTCGTTGTTTAGGAAACGTAAGATAGGATGAGCATATTTAAAGATAGCACGGGTGGTCGTAACTACCCATCACACCTTGTGTCAAACGAGGAGAAGAACCGTTCTTGGATTCTTCAATATTGTAAGGCCGCTTGGCAAGAATATCAGGGCGTCAATGCTTCGAGTTTCTATCACGCTCGATGGAAGCATCACCGCACCAAAGAGTATGCAATGGGTAATCAGCCTATTAATAAATACAAACCGGTACTTGGTGTAACAGAAGATACCAATGAGAGTTGGTTAAATATCGATTGGTCTGTACTTCCTATCATTCCTAAATTCAGACGTATCGCTATTAGCAAGTTGGTAAAGCGTGATTACAACATTGCAGCCACTGCTATTGACTCTCTTGCTCAGGAGGATAAAGAAAGATACTTCGAGGCTACAAAGAAGCGTATCATCCTTCACGATGGACTATCTAAGGTTGACCCTGAATTACCTCAGCGTGTAGGCGTAGACCGCTTACCGGGTGACCCAATGGACTTGGATGAACTCGAGATGCAGCGTCGCTACACCTATAAGCATCAGATGAGTATTGAGATGGAGCAGGCTATCGACCTCGTTCTGTACCAAAACAATTATGAAGAAGTACGCCGTAGGTTGATTGAAGATTTATTCGATGACGGCATCGCTGTTATAAAGGAGGACATTGACGACAATGGAAAGATAAACATCCGTCGTGTAAACCCTTCTCAGGTTATCATTAATGTATGTTCAGAGAATGACTTCAAGGATAAGACTCACGTGGGTGAGGTTCTTGAACTTACCATTGCTGAACTAAAGGAGATGGCTCAGGGTCAGTTCTCCGATAAAGAATACGAGACCATCGCTAACTCTGTAAAGGGCAAGTATGGAAACTCTAATATGTCTATGCCAATGAATACTCCATACGCTCGTAACTACGACGATATGAAGATTCGTGTTTTGGATATCGAGTTTTATAGTGTAAATAAAATGATGCACGAGACTCGCGTGGACAAGCGAGGCAACAAAGTCTTTAAAAAAGTACCAACAGATTATCGCCAACGTCAGAAGAACAAGTATGAGAAGACGGAATACAAAGTGGTTTATACCGCTAAGTGGATTCTCGATACTGACTTTATCTTTGACTACGGTCTAAAAACAAATATGAAGCGTCAGAAGAATGCAATGATGGACACTGAGATGTCTTATCACTTGTACTCTCCTGACTTCCATAATATGCGTTCATTGGGCATTATGGAGCAGTTGATTCCAATTGCTGATAATATTCAGATTGCATATTACCGATTGCAACAGGCAATTGCTGAGGCTCGCCCTAAGGGGATTATGATTGAGATGGGAGCATTGGAGGACATTCCTTTAGGTGCAAGCGGAAATCAAATGACTCCTATGGAGGTTATTGACTTGTTCAATAAGAAAGGTGTCTTGGTATATCGCAAAGTAGATATACAGGGACGTCCAACTAATTACCGACCAATCGAAGAGTTGCAGAATGGACTTGGTCAAGATGTTTTGAATTACTATCAGATTATTCAGAATAACATTCAGATGATTCGTGACATCACAGGTCTGAATGAATTTACCGATGGTAGTACTCCTGATGGACGTGCGCTTACTACAACGGCCAAGTTAGCCGTGGAGAGCACTAACAATTCCTTAGCGTCTGTCTCTGAGGCAGAGAAACTCCTTCTTAATAAATTATGTGGAGCCATTATACTTCGCATTCAGGACGTGTTAGAAAACGGAGGTAACATCGAAGGGTATCGTAAATCCTTGGGTTCCAACACAATAGAGTTCTTTAAGGCAAACCCAAATATGAACATCCACGAGTATGGCATTCGTATTGAGGATAAACCGGACGATGAATCTCGCGCGAGGTTACTTGCCTTTATGCAGGCTAACTTGCAGCAGGGACTTATTGAGATGGAGGATGCCATCTTGATTGAAACCACAGATAATTTAAAAGTAGCGCAGCAGGTTCTTGCTTATAAGATACGTAAGCGTAAAGAAGAACTTGAGGCTAAGGCTATGCGTCAGCAGCAGCAGAATGGTCAGATTCAAATGCAGAGTGCTCAGGCGTCAGAACAAGCCAAGCAGCAAACAATGCAACTGCAGGCTAAGGCTGAGATGGAACTTGAGCAACTCAAGGCGCAACTACAGATGCAGATACAACAACAGAAGTACGAATTGGAGACCCAAATGAAGAAGGCTCTTCAGGCTGAGAAGGAAGAAACCGAAGGCTTGAAAATGGGTATGGAGTTAGCAGAAAAGGATATGATGCAACAAATGCCCCCTGAAAATATGGAAACTGCCCAAAACGTACAATAAATTAGCGAACGCAAACAACAACCACAATTATGTCAGAAGAAATGAATCTATCAGATTTCAGTGTAGGTGGTACGCCACTTACTGAGGAATCTGCGGATACGGCTCAAGAGACCGTTGATACGGCTCAAGAACCGGTACAAGATGAGTCGCAACCCGATGTGGAATCGGCTCAAGAGGAAACCTTTGATGACAATGCCGATATAGAATCAGCAGAGTCATTTGACGGAGAGGTCGAGTCCAATGAGAATGTTAAGGAGTTAGAGACTCCAATGTTTTCTGAGGAGGAGATGACTTCATTTAATGGAGCGGTGTCACAATACACTGCAGGGAATTATGAAGACATCAATACGCTTATTGAAGCACACGACACTCTGTATGACCAAGTCGAAGAACTCAAGGCTCGACTCGAGGGCGGCGAAACTGCTGCTTCAGGAAGCCAAGAGATGGACGACTTTATCAAAGGATTAGTAGAATATTACAATGAGACAGGTGATGTCTCTGCGTATATAGAGGCGAAAAACGTCGACTTCTCTTCAATGAGTGACTTGGATGTTGTGAGACACAATATGCGCCGTCAATACTCAGATATGAGTGAGAAGAACTTCGAGCGTTTATTTCGCCGTGAGGTTGTAGATAAGTATCAATTGGATGCTTCTCGCTATGACGACGAAGAGGTAGAACTTGGTGAAGAACTTCTGAAGACAGAAGCAAGTAAACTAAGGGAAGACCTAATCGAAAATCAGAAGCGATTCAAAGCACCCGAGCGTGAGGCACAACCGCAAGTAGACAGCACTGCACAAGCCCAAGAGGTGTTAGCCCAATGGGAGAGTACCGTGAAGTCTGCTGCTGAAACTCAAAGTATACTCAATGATGGGAGAGTTATCATTGAATATGGAGGAGAGCCTTTTGCGTACGAAATCGATAATCCTCAAAGCGTTGTTGATATGACCGTCGACAACAACAAGTTTTTCCAACTCTTTCAAAACGAGGGAGGTCAGGTGGACTACTCTAAGTGGTATAAGGTGATGAACTATGCTTTGGACCCAAATACTTTTGAGCGTTCACTAATCTTGCACGGCAAGAACCTTGGTGGCAAAGAGGTGGTAAGTGAAATAAAGAATCCATCACGACCAACAAAGTCTATGGTGTCTTCAGGTGGAGACAGCAAAGAGGATTTCCTCAAGGCGGCGTTGCGAGCGATGGGAAAATAGTTTAACGCTAAAAATTTAAAACAATGGCATTAGCATCTACCGCCTTTGGTGGCGCAAACGCAGTCCATAAGTCATACATTTCTTCTGTAAACTTCTTGGACCAACGCGAAATTTTGAACAAGTTACTTAACGTAACTAACGAGGAGTACTCATTCCTCGATGTAATGGAATTGATGGGACGCTCTATCGAGACTGCTGTTCCTCAGTACCACACTTTTGTAAACCAAGAATTGTATGGTGGCGCAGTAACTTCTGCTGCTGCAAGTGCATTCGCAGGTAACCAAACTGAAGGTGTCCTAACGTTGGCTGCTGCAACTGATGCAGAGCACGTACGTGCAGGAGACTTGGTTATGTTGGATAGCGGTGTTATCGCTTACGTTAAGTCTATCAATTCAGGATATGACGAGTTGACTATCACTAAGGTGAGCGACAACTTGTACGCTTCTGCTGCAACTGAACTTAATGCCATCAAGTTGGTAGCATTCTCTAACGCTGCAGGTGAAGGTTCTAACTCTCCTAAGGCTCGCAAGATTGCTCCGGTTAAGCAAGTTAACCAAGTGCAAATCTTCAAAGAGAAGTACGTAATCACTGACATTCAGAACGCATCTAAGATTGAGTTCGAATTTAAAGGTCAGCCTTACTACTTCTTGAAAGGTCAGCACGAAGCATTGATGCGCTTCCGTGGCGATATCGCATTCGCACTTATGTTCGGTGACGCTTCAACTTCTTTGTTTACTGACGCTACTCCTTCTTTGGTTGATGCAGAGGGCAACCCTGTACAGACTACTAAAGGTTTGCGTGCAAACATCGTTGATGGTGGTATCACTCAGTCTACTGATACTTCAGGCACTGTCGATAATGACGATATGGAAGAGTTGACTCGTACGTTGAACCAAAAGCGTGCACCACGTGAATATATGATTTTCACAGGTACAAGCGGTGAGGTTGCGTTCGACAACTACTTGAACTCGTTGGGTAACACTGACTTGTCTGCTAACGCACGTTTCTCTATCGACGGACGTGACATCGACTTGGGCGTAGATAAGTTCCGTCTATACGGACGTTCTTACGTGAAGAAGTACTTGCCAATGATTGACCACCAACAAGTGGTTAACTTCACAGGTTCTGCAGGTCTTCAGCACGAGGCTTACTTCGTACCGAACGATACAATCAAAGCAGCAGGCTCAGGAGAGTCTTTGGACCGTATGCGTGTACGCTATATGGCGGGCAACGGAACAGACCTCAAGTACCGCGAAATTATGTTGGGTGGTCTTGCACCAACTCCAACTGACGAGCGTTCAGTTCTTGAGTGCCACTACGAGTCTGTACAAGGCTTGGAGGTACTCGGTGTTGAGCACTTCGCAAAACTTGACATTCAATCATAATTGATTTGAATACAGGAGGATGGGGCGATGCCCCGTCCTCTTTTTATACCACACAACCAACAAAACAAACAAATGAAAAAGCATCAAGATTGGAATGATATTTCCAAAGAATCAATGCCTCCAAAACTCAAGCGAGGCGAGAAAGCCGTATATCGCATCTTAGGAATTAAGGGTGACCCGGCAAGACCTGAAACATTTAAAATCCCATCAGCAGTAAACGTACCCGGCAAGGACCGCGTGTATGACTCGTCTAAGGATGAGTACGTTGACATCGCTAACATCAAGAGTGTTGGTGTGGGAGGTAAGATGAAATGCCATAGCGTTTGGTTCCAAAAGGAATACAACGGCGTATTGGTATTGGATGGCTCACGCCGTGATGACGCAGAGATTTACGAGTACCTTGAACTATGTAACTACAATGCTTCAAACAAGAATCGTTCACAGGATGTGAAAGCAATCTTTGAGCGTGTTAATCCTACGGCACAGGCTGAAGAAAAACGTAAGACTCGTAGCACACGCCGTCAGGCATTGAACGTTGCAGCGGATATGAATGCTGCTGATGTTCGTGACTTTGCGGCAACAATGGGTTGGGACGACAAGCAAGACTTGGTAGTCCTTAGAGACCTTATTGAAGACTACGCTGATAATAACCCCACTGAGTTTATCAAGAAGAGTAAGAACAAGCAGAACTCATTGTCTGCCCTAATTAACCGCGCTAAGAAGGCCGGTGTTCTTAAATTTGATAATCGCTCTAATGGATGGAAATGGGCCGATAGCAACGAGGTAATATGTACCGTTGCTCGTGGTACTGATAAGGTAGAGGGGCTTGTAGTTCACATCACCGAGTCAACCAACGGACCTGAGGTTATAAAGACTTTGCAGAGTGCATTAAAGTAAACACTTGACTGACCAAGTGTTTTTTGGTGGTTCTGTTGGTAGGTTGGGGTTGACGCAAGTTGGCCCCAACTTTTTTAGTTAGGCCCTACCACAAGGGTATATTTGTAAATCATAGAATAAGTATAATGGCATCAGTAAATTTAGATACCACGTCAAGACTTGATATCACCTGTAGACGTAATGATACGTTTAAATTGGATATGGATTGGCTTGATAGCAATGGTAATGCAATCGACCTTACAGCCTATGAGTTCAAGGCTCAGGTGCGCAAGACATCAACCTCAACAACGGTTGTGCTTGTGTTTGAGGACGCAGACTTTAACAAAGACAATGCAGGAAATCTTGTAATGGAGAAGGCTGCAGCAAATATGGACATCAAGGGAGGTTCTTACACCTATGACCTTCAGGCAACTAAAACTGCAACAAGTGAGGTTCATACGTGGTTAGGTGGCGACTTTATTGTTGTTGACGATGTTACTACGGCATAATAGTGGCGGTAAGCATAAACATATCTGAGAACAATCAGGTTGCTATTCAGCAGTCTGCATCCCCTTCTGTCTCTCTAACAAATTTACAGGCTAATAGTGTAAGCGTTAGAAAGTCGTATGTTAATGCGGTAAGTATCAGCAACATAACACCTATATCGGTTGTAATTAACAATCGTGGCGTCAGCGGTGGCGGTGGCTCTTGGGGTGATATTACCGGTACTATAACCAATCAAGTTGATTTAATAAACTATTTAAACGCACCGAAGGCTGAGTTTGATATGGAGTCGGAGGACGGCTCTTTGTTTACTATCGTAGTAAGCAATGATGCTCAACTGCTTGTCATCCCTGAAGGCTCTACTGATGCTGCTATTACATCTCCACCTGTGATTACAGGAACCGAGAAGGTGTGGTACACATTGGGTGCGATTGCAGGGGGTGTTACAGGTAGTCCTGCCCCTGTTAGAACGTGGCAGTGGCAAAGAAGCACCACAGGGCTTAATTGGGACAATATAGCGGGCGCAACTAACGCTACCTATACTCTTACCTCTGAAGATGCGAATAAGTACGTTAGAGTGCAGCAGACAGAGACCAACGTATTGGAGAGTGCTACGGCTGCGAGCAATCCAACAGGATTAATACAAGAGAGTATATTCTCTGAAACAACATATGCAAATATTCAGCCTGTAACTTGGGGTGAACTAACAGTACAAACTTGGAATTAAAATGGGTACATCATTAAGCGGTTTAACACCTGCAACTACATTTGACGGATTACTAAAGGTTGGGGACAATGACCCGTTGACCGCAGACTTAAAGGCTATCTCTACGGGTGATGGTACGGATACGATATTGCAGTTGAGCAATAGTGCCTTGAGTATTGGCGGTACGCTTGATTTAAACTTTGATGGTCAAACAAATGTGCCGATGCAATTTTATGGAGCGGGCGCACAAGTGCATTATATTTCGGGAGGGAATAATTTAGATATAGATTATGTAACTACTGGAATCACAGAAAATGTAAGGCTTGCTTACAATGTAGCAAATAGAGATGTATCAATTGGCCAGTCTTCTTCAATGGGTGCAAAGTTGGGCATCAAAGGAAGCGGAGCGAGTTCGGGTACTACCTCGTTATTGGTGCAGAATAGTGATGGAGATGAGTTATTTAAATTAACTGATGATGGTAATATAAATTTAGGGGAGGGCGGTGCTACACCAATAATCCAAGCGCAAAACAACAGCGGGAGGTCATTAAAATTGGGCAGTTCAGCGCACTTAAGTTCATTTTTTAGAATTGATTTTAAAACATTTGACGGCGTTGGTTATAGCGAAGCAATGCGCATCACGGGTGATGGTGAACAAAGAGTAGGCATCGGAGAATCCACCCCAACTGCAAGGCTTCAAGTAAAAGGCTCGGGCAACGATGCAACCACTACGGCTCTGCTTGTGCAAAATAGTGATGGAGTTGATATGTTCCGAGTTAAAGATAGTGGATATGTAGACATTAACCCTACAAATAGTTCGGGTGGTTCACTTCAAGTTAGGGGTGACGGTACTGACCATTTAATATTTGCAAATGCTAACGATAACTATGTGGGTATTGGAGGTACTCAAGGTTCTTCGGCAGTAAGAGCATACATTAAAGGAAAGGGCACAACCTCTGCAACAACCGCCTTGTTAGTGCAAAATTCAGCGGGGACGGAGTTGATGAAGGTAACTGATGGGGGCCTTACCTATATAAAATCAGCCGTATTTACCACAAGCGCACAATTTAGGGGATTTGTAGATGCTAACAATAATTCCAATCTAAATTTTATCGTGCCATCAAGTGGAAATAGTTTTGTTATATCAAAAAGTTATAACCCATCAAATGATGCAAGTGCTTTGCTTGATGTTCAATCCACTACCCAAGGCTTCCTACCCCCAAGGATGACAGATGCTGAAAAGAATGCTATTGCAACCCCAGCGGCTGGACTAATGATATACAACACAGATGCAAACCAAATGTCGTACTACAACGGAACGAGTTGGGTTAACTTCTAATAAAAATCAATGGGAAGTAAGGTTACATTAATACACAAGACGCCTAATACGGTCATCATCAAAACAAGTGGTGTTGGTGGTGGCGATGGTGCCACTTGGGGAAGTGTGACCGGAGTAATCACTAATCAAACTGATTTAGTAGATTACGTTGATGCAGAGATTGCAGCGATACCCGTTCCTCCTGACCCTGATTGGGGGAACATAGGTGGCACGATTACTGACCAAACAGACCTTACTACGTATGTGTCTAATCAGATTGCTGCCATCCCGGACCCGACACTTGATTCAGTAACAACAGAAGGGAACACAACAACCAATGCTGTTGAAGTAGGAAGCCTTACCTCTAATGGCACTATAAAGTCTGTAGACACTTCATCGCCTGTTGTAAAACTTGAAGCCACAAGTGAAACAAACCCTACCTCAAATGAGGTTATGGGTACGCTTACTTTCTCTCGTAAGTTTACTGACCCCGACACGCCATCATTAATTGAAACCTTATACAACGACTTTACCACAAGAGTGGAAGCCGATGGTGGTGAGGTGAATGGTATCCTTGCGGATGTCACCACAGACATTAGTGACTTGGTATCGGGTAAGTATCAATTAGACACTGCTCACATCAAGTCTGAATATACAGGTGTGCCGTTCAACACTTCAAGTGATATGGTGTTCTACACAAGCACTGGAACGAGTGTCACCGAGAAGTTTAGAATCACCAAGGATGGAAACATTGAGGTAAAGGAATCTTTAGCGGGGGTGGTTATACGCTCACGCAATGACACACCTTACCGCATCCTTGTAGATAATGACGGAAGGTTAGAGGCTACAGCGTTAGATGCTACTGCCCCTGTGATTAATGGCGTACCTACGATTAGTGGGATTGTAGCCATCACGGAGACAATAACAGCAACGAAAGCATCGGTAACAAGTTCTCCTGCGCTTACCACAACCTACCAATGGCAGGTGAGCGATACAGGAACAGGTGGATGGTCAAACATTAGTGGTGCTACGAGTGCATCGTATTTGATTCCACTTGAGTACGCCAACAAGTTTTTAAGGGTACAACAGATAGAAACCAATATACTTGGTCAGGCAACTGCCAATAGTGCATCTACGGCTGCTGTAATCCCATCGTTACTTGTTAGTGCAATGATTCAAAGGTTAGACAACTTTGAGAATGAAACGTATGTGTATGACTCGTTAGTAGATTTTGACGCAATAGAATTATCGTAAGTATGGCAAATGTAACAGACTCATCATCACTATTAGTAGTTCCAAGCGGTTGGAGTGACGGAGTATTGGGTAGTTTAAAACCCGATGACGGAAGTGGTGACTTTACCTTTAGCCGTGGTAGCGACTTGTCAGCCACGAGGGTGAATGAAGACGGGTATATAGAGAAAGGCTACGAGAACCTATTGCTACAGAGTAATAGTTTTGACTTGTCTCCTTGGACTACAATAGGAGTAGATGTACCTATTGGTGGTCAAAGCGGATACGATGGAACTAATGACGCTTGGAAAATAAATGCAACGACAAACATTTCAAATATTCGTCAAACAAGAAGCCAAACAGGTGTTATTACTTTAAGTGTTTATGCAAAAAAAGGAGAATATGATTATGTAGGCTTGTACTTTTCTGGTGATGGTGTCGGTGTTATTTTTTCATTAATAGATGGAGGTGTAGAAAATCCTATCGTAGCGTATCCCGATGTTTATACTAATGGTGAAAGCGTAGGAAACGGATGGTTTAGGTTTTCTATTACTCACAATTCTTCAAGCACTGGTATTGCAGGGATTTACGCTTGTGAGACAACATCTTATAGTGGGAATACTACCTTCGGCGAAGGAATTTACATACAAGATGCAATGCTTAATCAAGGATTGTCAGCCTATCCTTACATTGAAACAACAACTACAACAGCAAAGGCTGCAACGATATCTGAAGACCAACCTCGCATAGACTACACAAGCGGCAATGGTGCTTTGTTGATTGAACCAAGCAGGACAAATTTTGTCCCGTCTTTATTATTTAACACATTTAACGGAGCCTCATATACTGTATCAACAACTAAAATTGGGGAGGGAATGCCGCTCCAACACTTTACTAAAAATTCCTTGGCTCAATATGCTGGGCATATATTAAATGGAGCCAACGTGTCAGTTGGCGATGTATGGACGTTTAGTTGCTTCTTCAAGCCTATATCTGGCTCAAATGGTTTTAATAAAGTATCTATGGAGTTCTATGGTCAGGGTTCTTCTATTGTTTATGACTATTCAACAGAAGGGTTTTTTGCGAACCCTAACGGAACACCGCTTCCTTCAAATATACATGTAGAAACATATCCAGATGGTGTATATAAAATAATCTCCATACAAACATCAACTGTGACTACAAATAGAGTGAACATATATGTAGACGCTTACTATAATGACAACTCTGAATTTTTATGTGGTTACGCTCAAGCAGAAAAAAATGAATCTTCAGCATCATCCTACATCCCGACCTACGGAACTACAGCCACTCGTGCAAAAGATACTGCTACCCTAACCAAGAACGTAGCAGCAACAGGAACGATATTCATCAACATAAACGCAGACAGCGCAAAGACACTTACCTTCCTCGGAGGGAATGTATCCGTAACACAAGGGGTGAATAAGATTGCATTAGCCTACTCACCAACAGCGTTGAAGATTAGCCATAACGGAAGCATCGTTCAAAACATTGCGAGAGCCTTTGACACCTCATCACTAACGGAGATACAATTAGGGCATCGCAATAACTTTGAGCAGACCACAGATTCTATCAATCAGTTCCTCACGCTTGACAGTTTCTTGACGGATACGGAACTAAATGAATTAACAGCATAATGAGTAAGACCTATTTTAATATCAGCGATAAGTTACGCTTGTACGAGTTTGATGGTATGTTAGACCAATATGGTGATGCAGCCGCAGCGTATTCATTACGGAAGTTACGCAATGGATATACGGGTGATGCCATTAGAGTACGCAGGAGCAGTGATGATACTGAAAGGGACATTGGTTTCTACGACAACGAGTTGGATACTGTTGCTTTGTTGGATTGGGTGAATGCGGAGTATATTAGATACGAATCAGACTTTTCACTTAACGGGTCTGCTTTAGGTTCTTCTCAATTTACTATCACTCTTGGCGAAACACACGATGGTAAAGAAGAAGTTTTAAAGGCGGTATGGGACGGAAACTCTCCTTCACAGTTATTCAACTTTAATATTCTGCCTACTGAAATTGGAACCACATATAATCTTTCATTTGACTTTTATTTAGATGGTTTTAACAGACTTCGTGCAGGCGGTAACGGGAACTGGGGTGAAATATATTATACCTCTGGTCAATGGGCTACATTTAACGAAGTTATTGTTGTTAATGGTGTTAGTGATGATTTAGTTATTTATCCAGACCAAGGAAGTGGTGCAGGAAACATTATATATTTAAAAAATATAAGAGTAACACAACTCACGGCAGATGGTCACGTCCACACTTGGTACGACCAAAGCGCAAACGCTAACCACGCTGTTCAAGGTACTGATACAGCACAGCCAAAGATTATTGATGCGGGTGCGTTGGTGGAGGAAGACGGCAAGGCTGCTGTGCTATTCGGTACCCCAACTTTTATGCAGACTGCTACTGGATTACCTTTAAGTAGTGAGGATTCTTTAATATCTGTATTGTATAAACACGACAATTTAAATAATGCAAATGTTTTTGACTCTCAAATAAATAATAAATTCTTTTTACAATACGACGACGCCGCCGGGTATAGATTTGATAATGATACTCAATATGATTTATCACAAACAGGTATTTCATCAAGAGTGTTAGCAACACTTGACTTTAATAGCACACAGTTAAAATCTTATTTTAACGGAACAAACACATCAACACAAACAGTTAATAGTGTTTCACACACTGGATTGACTTTAGGTAGACATAGAACAACTACTATAAATTATTTAGGGGGCACAATGCAAGAATTTGTTTATTGGAACACAAATAACACAAATAATTCTTTAGCCATTCAAGAAAACATTAATACCCATTACAACATCTACTAATGTACTATATAGGAACACAAGAGCAATGCGAGGCATACAACCAAATGGTTACAGAAGGGAAGAACTATCCAGGTCTAACTAACCGATGGGCTAACCTTATTCCTCACCCTAACGGAACAGACTTTGCCATACTTAAAAATGGTGCATATGAAGCCGAGTTAACAGAATTAGAAACATTGGGAGCGGATTGGTTCCCCGAAATAGAATAGTATGCCTGTAGAAAGTTTTTTTGGTGATGCATCATTAGCATTTATTGCCTCTACTGAATCCGCTAAAGAGGGGACTGCTTATAGTATGAAGCCTACGGATGGTAGTGGTGACTTTACTTTTACTCGTGGGTCTAACCTATCGGCAACGTATGTTGGTAAAGACGGATACATTAAGAAGGGGTACGAGAATTTTTTGTTACGTAGTAATCAGTTTGATACAAGTCCTTGGGCTTCTATAAGAGCATCTATTACAAGTGGTCAAGCAGGGTATGATGGAAGCAATGATGCTTGGTTGTTAGAAAGTACAGATGGAACTCTTACATCTCTTGTTAAGCAAGATATAAATCGTACAGGAGTAAAAACAATTTCCGTATACGCTAAATCAAATACAGCCAACTGGATTCTTTTATATGCAATAGGAGGAAGTTTAGATAGTTGGTTTGATGTTCAAAATGGAGCAACAGGAGGCAAAGGTTCTGGAGCAATTTCATCATCTATAGAAAGCGTAGGAAATGATTGGTGGAGATGTAGTGTAACAACAAATAATAGCATAACTGATTTTAGAATTTATGTTGCTGATGCTAATAATAGTTTTAATAGCGTTTTAGGCTCATCTGTCTACATCCAAGATGCAATGCTCAATCAAGGCTTGGTTGCCTATCCATACCTTGAGACAACAACAGCGACTGCTATAAATGCATTGACAGATGATGAGCCTCGCTATGATTGGTCAAGTGGTTCAGCGGCTTTGTTGCTTGAACCGAATAGGACTAATGTTGTGCCGAGGAGTGAATATGGATTTGTAACAGGCAACGCATCTATAGATTACAATAACACTATAAGTCCAGAAGGATATCAAAACGCCTTTAAATCAACTGCTACAAATACATTAGGAGTATTTACTCGTATTTATGATATTTCTGGAGGTGCTACTAACCCTGTTATCAGTGCGTTTCTTAAATATGGAAACAATCCTTGGTTAAACATTATTTACTCTGGGGATGCAAATTCCTATTTTAACTTTAATTGTCAAACAGGAGAGTTTGGCTCAAATATAGGTTCTTCAATAACTAATTTAAAGGCAGAAGATTACGGCAATGGTTGGTGGAGAGTATCTGCAAAATTTAATTATACAGGCGGTGGGAGTTACAGGATATATATGGCATCAAGTGGGACAACAGGATTTGCCCAAGGCAATACAACTATAGGTAATTACTTCTATGGCTATGGCTTCCAAGTTGAACAAAACGCAACCTACCCATCATCGTACATCCCAACGTATGGAACAATAGAGGAAAGGTTACAGGATATTTTAGGGGGCGTTAATTCAAATACCCTTTTTAATCCAAGCCAAGGAGTTTGGTATTTAAATTTATATTATTCTGTTCCAAGTAATGAGCAGCATATAACACTGCACACCGGTTCTTCTAATCACATTAGAATTAGACTTTATCCAAATGGTCAATATTTAATAACGTCAAATAATTACTCTGTGGATGTGGGTACTGGCGCGGGTGGATTAAATATTCAAAATTCTTTCTACAAAGTGGCAATAAAATATGACAACGGTAACATAAGTGCATTCTTTAATGGGCAAAAGATAGATGCATATACAGGCACTTACACGCCATTCACAAGTTTAACGTCAATGAATTTTTATACATACTATAATACCCCAAGTTCAATATACACTGGAGCCGTAAAGCAAACAATGTACTTCCCTACAGCCCTGTCCGATGACGACTGTATAACATTAACAACACCATAAATATGAGACTAACAAGAAAGTACGAATTTGACAACGAGGCAGCAGTAGATGCCTTGATTGCAGCACTCCCTCACGATGAGGAAGGTAACCCTACCTACAAACACGCAATATCTAAACTCGGATATATCGTGAAAACACAAGGTACTTACGATGAAGAAGGTAATGAAATCACTCCAGCCGTCTTGAGCGATAAATTCGCTGTTGATGTGTATTGGGAAGCAGAGCCTTTAGAATCGTGGAACGCTAACATCGTATGGCCTACGCCTATGGGAGTTCATAGTTTCGGTAGTTCATCATCTCGTGATGAATACGCTCAAACATACTGCGAGTTGTTTCCTGATAGTCTCTACTGCAATCCACCTGAACCTGAAGATATTATTTAATTACTTATATTTGTTATAAATAACTTTATTATGTCAGATAAAAAGAAACTTACTGAGGAAGAGTTGAACTCTTTACAGGTGTCAATCACGAAACTTAACGAATCTAAAATGCTGTTAGGAGAGGTAACTTCTCAGGCATATGCTGTTCAGTTGCAGGTCTTAGAACTTGCTGATGCATTTAGAAAAGTTCAAAACTCATTGGAAGAGAAGTACGGCTCTATTAATATAGATGTAAGCACAGGGGAGTACGAACCTGCTGCTGAAGAAGTAGAATAGTCAGACCTTAGGGTTTATTGGTTGAGGGGCGTATTGTAAAGGTGCGCCCCTTTTTTATATAGTAGGCAGCACACGTTCCTATATTTGTACATTCATCAAGGTACAATCAGATGACAATACAGGAGATTCACGACTTTATACTACTGCTGCTTAACAAGCATAATACCGGGTATGTTACTCCCGAGGAGATAGACTCCGTGCTTGACCGCGCGCAGATGTGGTATTTCAATAAACTTGTAGGACACGTAGAGGAGTATCAGCCGGGACGTCCTATCCCGCGTGTGGCATATGGTATGACCTCTGCTGTGCACGACCATCTTGCGCCATTTAAGGCACAAAGTACTTCGGCTTCTAATAGTTCGGGAATAGCAACTTTGCCGAGTGACTATATGCACGTTATTGCTATTCGCAAAAATGATTCAATGGTCCCTATAATTAGTGAAGATGAATTAGGCATCCGATTAGAGTCTTACATCTTTGCACCTTCGTCAACTGAACCTGTAGCGTTGATTAATGGTAAGGGTAGAATTCAATTTTATCCTGAGGAGACGCACTCTACGTTGTCAATAGATTATTTATCGCGCCCTGATAAGCCGGTGTTTGGATACACACAAAGCGGAAGAACAATCACTTACAATAGCGGCACCTCTACACAGATGGAGTGGAACGAGCCTGCGCTCAACGCCATCATTATGCGAGCAGTGCAATACCTTGGCGTGAATCTTGACGACCAATTAGCCATCAGTTACTCTGAAGGCAAAATACAACAAGGCACATAATGACTACACTTGGAAAAATAACCGAACAGATATTTCGCCTCTATAATGGAGGGGATGCATCTTCAGACCAAGAGATTACTAAGAAGGAGATAGAACTGCTTGTGCTTCAGGTAGTTAACAAACTCTTGAAGTTAGAGACCCTTCAGGTAAACTATACTCTTGGTGATTCTTTTCCGCCACATACGGCGATAGCATCATATGATAATGTATCGGTAACGGCAGTGAACGATGAGTTCTGTACTGCAGTGTTACCTGCGCAGCCATTAAGCCTTCCTCGAGGTATGGGCGTATGGTCAATTACAAAGCGCGTAGAAACCTCGAGTGGTAGCGGAGTGTATGTTGACGATTATGAACAGCCATTCATCCCTATGATGAGCGGACAGATAGGCATCGTTGCCGGGATTGGACACACCGGAATGAAGGACGTATTGCTTAGTAACGTGATTCCTTATGAGTTGCGTACGAATAGTGAGTTGCTCTTTTACAATTCTCAAACTGAGGTGGGCAGCAGTGTGAATATAAAACTATTGGTGGCTGACCCTGCAAAGGTTTCTTCTACTGATATGCTCCCCGTGGGTAGTGACCAAGAGATGCAGATAATTCAGGAAGTTATGCAACTTCTTGGTGTAGTACCAACCGTTACCGATGAGGTGGCTAATGCGAATAAACAAGTATGAGATACGCAACGACGATAGACGGAATTGTTCGCAGTACCCTGATGACCTTGGGGCTGCCGATACACTATTACGTGCAGTTTATGCACTATGCACTGAAGTGCTTGAATCAAGAACTCAATATGGATACCTTGCCATTGGTTAAGACCATTGAGGTAAGCCTTGATTCTAACAATGAGTTGTCGCTACCTAATGATTTTATTGATATAGTTAAACTTGGACGTCGTGTTCATAATGACCATCGTATCAAAGTCTTTGGAGTGAACGACAACTTTGCTCGACTTGCAGTGGACCGAGATAACTTATCACCTGCTACTGATGAGGTGTTGGCTTCATTAAACTATGGAGGTTACTTCTTCACCAACTTCTACAATGATAAAGGTGAGCACAAGGGACGTATGTATGGATATGGAAATGATACACAGGGCAGTGAGTACAAACTCATCCGTGAGCGTGGCGTCATTAAGGTTTCCCCAAGCGTTCCCGCTACAGCAAAAATATATTTAGAATATGTGGGCTTCCATTCAGCAACTTCAGCATCCGGCGTAAACCCATATGCTGCTGAGTGTATTGAAGCGTACATCATTTACAAGTTTAAAGAACACAACCGCGGCATCACTAAGAATGAGGCTGCTGAGTCTAAACAAGAATACTACAACCAACTTCGTAAGTTGCGCTCAAGAGTTATGGGATTAACCAAGACCGACGTACTACGACTTGTGAGAGGAGAGTTTAGACAATCTGTTAAGATATGATAGAAAGAAAATCCTTTACCGGTGGACTCAGCACTGATAGAGATGGTGCTTACCTACAAGCGAATCAATATCTCAATGCGCTGAATATTAGAATCTCCTCCAATGAGGAAGGCTCCGAGGGGGCTTTGTCTAATATCAAGGGTAACGAAAAGGTTACCTTTACAATGCCGAATGGTACTAACACCTGTATTGGTTCTTTTGAGGATGCGGAGAATCATCGCATCTTTTACTTTATACACAACTCCAATGCCGACCATATGATATTGTGCTACTTCCACAAGGAGGGCACAATCAGAAAGGTGATGGAGAACGATGACTTTGAAGGTTCTGAGAATAAATTAGAGTTCTCTACATCCAACCTTATCACAGGTGTGGCGATGAATGATGACCTTTTGTTTTTCACAGATGGAGCCACGGAGCCAAAGCGTATCAATGTTGAGCGTGGGTTGAAGAAGCACGACGGCTCATACACACAACTAAAGAGTTACGATAATCTTACTGCCTACGGAGACTTGCGTGATACGATGATTACCATCATTCGTCAGTCGCCAATACTTCCTCCTACTCAAGTTAGGATTAACGACACAAGTGTAAACTACAACCTTATTAAAGATGAGGCCTACACCTTTGCTTACAGATTCGTCTATGTAGATGGTGAGATTAGTTCACTGTCTCCATACTCTGAGATATCTCATTATCCGAACCCTGATACAACTACTCCTGAGACCGATAACAACACTATCATTGTCACCATACCTGCAAATCAGGAAATTGGCCGTGATGTGTATGAGGTTGAGTACTTGGTGAAGTATGGTCAGGAGGCTGACTTCTCAGTGTTCTACACCGAGCGTAATTACAATGCTATTACAGCGCACGACGATGACGGCATTGAACTTGTCATTGCCTTCAGGAATGATACAACAAGACTTGCAATCCCAACTACTGACGTGACGCGTTACTCTTCTGCTGTTCCTGTTAAGGCTCAGGCCCTTGAGGCTGCACGTGGAAGAGTCTTCTTAGGGAATACTACAGAGGGTCTTGACAATATAAATGAATCAGGCCTTCGTGAGAACGCCTCCATCTACCCATACATTCAGCAGTCTTCCGGTAATATGGTTGGCAACTATGTAATGTGGAAGTTAGAGTATACCGACTCAGGTGGTATTGACCAACGTGTGTACTTCAGGTTTGTAAAGGTATCGGGTTCTGCTGCTGATGGGTACTATGAGTTCTCCGGTAGCGGTAACCCATTGCCTGCGGCAAGTGATGAGGTTGACGATTGGTTAAATCAACCTTCGTTAGACCTTACTCGATACCCTGCCTCTCAGGACCTTACGGGTCAGACCAAGGTGGCTGATGGTGGATACAATGCCATCAGAACATATGTAGGTACTCAGGTGCCTTCAGGTGGTACAGTGCGCTTTGCTGCGGAGGTTTTCACGGGAGGCGTTGCTGTTGACACATCGGTTACTATAAGTGCAGGTCTTGTGCAGGCAACGATTACATTGACTGAGAACCTGCGTCTATGGAAGAGCGCGAGTGCATATCGCTTTGCTCTTTTATTTATGGACCGCTATGGCCGTCAGGGAAGAGTCATAGAACTTACTGATAACAATGGCATTTCGATACCTGATAGGGGCAGCGCATATTCTAACGTAGTTCAAAAGGTAAATTGGGAATTGCCGACAACGAGTGCACTTGATTATATCCCTGAGTGGGCACACTCTTATTCGTTTGTACGGACAAAGTCTTTAAATAAAAGTTTCTTTGTTCAGTTTCCAATTAAGGATATGCATTATGTTGCTGACTTTGATAAAGCGAATCAGAGCCACAACTATTCAGCGAACATACATAAGTATATTCAGGTAGAGATATCATCACTTCAGATTGAAGACCTTGGGTACAACTTTAGTGAGGGAGACCTTATTACCATACACAACCTTGGGGGTAATCAGTATACGCTTCAGGTAGTCAATCAAACAGAAACGGACATATATGCCTTGGTGACAAAAAGCCTTGGCGGATTAAACGTCACTACTTACACGGCATTTGCCGAGATATTTACACCACGACTAATCAACGAAAATGAACCTTACTTTGAGTTCGGTGAGACTTATGTTATAAATAGCCCGGGTACTGCAAGTAGAACGTGGTCTACCTCGTCAGGATATTTTGATGGCGACATTGTTATAAAGACTCGTCAGTTTGGCACAGGCTCTGATATACATATGCAGGTGGCCAGCGCCAACTTTAATAATGCCAACGATTGGTTGCAACTTACAGGCCGTGGGTTTGTTACTACTCGATTCCAACAAGTTGTCAAGCCTTTCTCTATATCGTTTAGCGAGAACAGATTAATAGGTACCCTTATCAATGGGCTAAGTACGTTTAACTCCTTGGATGAAAAGTCCTTACCATCTGAGATGGGTCCGATACAGAAACTATTGCTCACCTCTAAGACCGAGTCTACAGGTAACGTGATGTTGGCTATTGGAAATACAGAGACCGCATCAGTATATATTGGAGAGGCTCAATTGCAGACATCCGGCGGCGGTGCATTCTTAGCAGTTCAGAGTGGCGTTATTGGTTCGGCTCAGGTATTAAGAGGTTCTTACGGAACGATGCACCCTGAGAGTGTTGTTGAGAACAATAGCAGAGTATACTTCCTTGATGCACTCAATGGCACTGTTGTTCAGTATGATGTCAATGGGCTGATGCCAATCGGAGACAAGGGCGTTAAGTCGTTCTTCCGTGAGCGCTGTAATAGAATTATCATTGAGGGTTCTACAGGATGTTTTGCAGGGTTTGATTCCTTGGAGGACGAATACATCCTCACACTGCCTGCCATCACTTATGATGACCAAGAATACTTAGAGGATTACTTATCTGAGATTGCTAACGCTAATATCTTAGACGGCTTCCAAGACCAATCATACTCTGATGTCACCCTTACTATAACTGCAGATGTCAAGGCGGGGAGAAAGTATCGTGTGGAGATTGAAGATTTGCTTATTGATGGTAATAATCCGTTTGATAGTTTCACTATTAAGTATTCTGATGGAACGGTCATTGGTAATACAAGTACTGAGACTACAGGAGGATATATAGAGTTTGAGGCTACACAGGCTTCGGCATCACTACAGATTTTTATTGAAGACCCGAGTGGTCAGACGCCACACCCTGATGATTATATAACTATCTCAGTTTCAGAGTTCAGCGTATCATACTATCAATTAGAGGATGGTGAGGCTAAGACGATTGCTTACTCAGAATCTATGCAGGGATGGACAACGTTCTACTCATATTTACCTGAGCAAATGCAAAGTGTTGGCACACAATTTATTACCTTTAAGAATGGTGAGTTGTGGAAGCACAATGTAAGCGACACACGAAACAACTTTTATGGCACTCAGTACAAGAGTCGAGTAACCTCGATTTCTAAGCAGGG